AGATTTTTCACATTAATCATATCAGCATTAATCTGGTTAGATTCTATAATCTTAGCTGACAGCTTTTCAATATTTGCCTGTTCCGCTTCGAGAATACGAGTTGTGATCTTATCTGCGGAAATAAGTTTTACATCGAGATATTTCATGAAAGCAGTATCAACAGTAAGCTTATCAAATACACCTTCTTTTGCTTTCACGAGTTCTGCAATAATTGTATCAGCAGTAATGGTTCCGCCAGACCCGGTTCCTCCAGTGACAGTTCCACCTAACATTGAATTGAATAGAGGATTTGAAAAGATTTGTTTAATAGCTTCTGATGTGATGACATAATCAGAAGTAGAAGATTTGTTGACTGAGTTAACACGACCACCGGTTCTGTCAGAGGTCTGATTTAATGCATTTGTTAAAAATTCATTATCATTTGTTAATTTTGATTTATATTGGACCATGTTGGAAAAAGTAACTTCCATCGTTTCATCCATATCACAAGGATTATATCTGATTTCTACAACACGAAGTTTTACATATCGTGTATCAGATAGTCCTAATCGAACAAAATCATTTACTGCAAGCTGATCATGATATTCTCTGAATTCTGGAAGAGCATAAATATTTCCAATTTCATCTGTATAAGTATATTGCGGATGAGATTCTACATACAATTCTTCTACAGCATCTTTATATAATGTAATCGCTTTATCGACTGCATCAACTGTGCTATCAAGAGTCGTAATAATAATATTTTCATTTGAATAAGTTGCTTGATTATATAGGCTCTTAATAATATACGTTTCCTTATCTGTAAACGCTGGATATTTTTCCTGTACTTTACCAAAATTTTCCATTAAAACATCTTTGGCAATCTGGTTTCGTTTTTCTTGAATTTCAGGTTTCTTAGCCGCATCATATTCAGCTTGACGTTCCTTTAATGCAGTTTCAGCCTGATCTTTTAAATTCAAATAATCCAGATATTTCTGATGCATTTGAGTGAAATATGCCTCTTCGTATCCAGAAAGAGGATTATATCCATCTGCATATCCATTCTTTTTTAGTTCTTTGATACATGAATCATATGTGGCAATTTTAGTTTTTAATTCTGCAATGCCGTATAATTTCCAATCTGTTTCATACGCTTTCATGATTGTTTCAGACTGAGTAAAGTATCCAAATTGAGATGGGGCATCTCCCATTTCAAGCTGCATACCACAGACAGTAAAGTCAGAACTTCCTGTAAATGCCACATCAATAAGATGTGATGTTAGATTGAAAGAAGTATAAACTCTGGTCCAAGAAGATGTGATGTTATAAGAAATATTCTTTCTGTCCTCACCGGTGTTATTATAACCAAGATAAAATGTACCGGATCCTTTTACAAAACAACTAAGAGTATATCTCTGAGATGGTTCGATACTGATATTGTGTTGATAGATACCACCATCTGTACCGGTTACTTTAACTCCACGAGTAATTCCGTATGCAGGTGCGTCATTAATTTGTACTGTTTGGAACGAAGAAGTTCCGGAACCTACCATATACCAATCTTGACCTAATACAACTGGATTTACACATGAGATGATGTTTCCCTTACCGAAACCCTCTATAGTTTCGTCTTGAGCTTGTAACGCAGCCACAATGGATGGAAGAGTATAGTTCATGATTGATTCGTACATAGGCCAATCGGATGAGTTTTTCAAATCTTCAAGATCAAAATTTCCTTCTTCATCAACATGAATAGACTCAAAACCTTTGATTATAGCCATGTTTGAATCATATGCATCTTTTAGATCTTCAACTTTTTGTCCGAACCAATTTGTCTGAGCAGTATCAATAGGGACTCTATTCATCAATTCAGCAAGAATGTCAAGATTTTTATTATACTCCCTAGATAAATTACAGTATTCATCTCTTCTTGATTCTATGTATTTTTGCCAAGCTGTATATTTTTCTTGTAGGACAATGTTCATATATGGTTCACGACAAAAATGAGAACAATCTGTAATGACAGAGTTTCCAAAATTTGCAAGATCGATATTGTAATCGTCAAGTCCATCAACATAAAATTGTGTTACCAAACTGTCGTCTCTTGATATTGTTACACTATCTTGAATATTACGAAAACCAAGTACTACATTTGTATCTTTACCTAAACTATCCGGCTTATATACATTAATTAATAAATTTTCGGTATCAAATTCAAAAACACATTTATATGCAGGAGCAGCAGTTTGGGTGAAAAATGCATATACATTTTGATCGTCCACATCGAAATTACAAATTTCATTCGGAAGTAATACCTTATCATCATCCAGAGTGATGTTATCTACATATCCGATCTTCCATCCAGGTACATCCGCATGTTTCAGCACAATATGTAGAAAACTTAGGTCTTCATTTTCTGGATTATAAAATTTAATTTGATAAAACTTATTAATATCATGATTTTTTTGGTACATCATTTCATAAGAATCTTCTTCGCCCATGTTAATTTTAAAATTTTTTAGTTTATATTGAGTAAGAGAGATTTCATATGATTCGGCGGTAATATCCTTTGTACATTGCATTCCGTCATTTGTCTCTGTTGGAGGATCCATAATTTTATACCAGATTCCGTCACAATATAATTCCATCATTTCATCGAGTTCTTCATATCCCTGAGATTCTACGCCATCTACATATTTATCAACTGTAAAAGTTAATTCTGCAGTATTATTAGTTCTTAACGTAACAGAAACAGTAGAAGTATCAATTCCACCTAATGCACAAAAGAATCGTTTTCCAGGCTTAGCCAAATAAATGATTGCAGATTCTGTATTTCCATAAATATCATAATTATGAATCATTCTCATGCAAAGGCACCAACCTTTCGTGGTTCCCTATATGAGATTTCAAATGTCGCGTCACCTGTAAATTCAAATATATTTTCTCCATAAGCAAGACGAGGCCAATAAATGTCATCTATATCCTCAATCCCTAAATCTTCAAATGAAACAATTGACTTTGTGATGTCGTAGATTTTTAAATTTCTACAATCTATATAGAAATCATCACTTTTTAATGCATTAATTTTCATTGTTCTACCATTATCGGTTTTATTCTTTATAGTAATTATCCCATGAGATTTTGGAGAAACTTTAATTGTGGGGTATACATAATCTTCCCAACAATCAGAATTGTTCTGAATAGAATATTCTCTAGGAAGAGTAGAAGAGGAAGTTGTTTTACATAAAATAAGAGGAGTATATCCCCATTGACTATCACAAGTTACTGTGTATGTTAGTTCATATGGAAGAGATGCATGTTCTGTAGATACCTCTGTAATTGTAGCAAAAAATTCGATTTCTTCTGAAAAATAATCGTCTCCAATAAATTTAAGAAGCCTTGGATATTGAGGGGATGTTAACCATGCATTAATGATTCTAATATTATTTGAAGTTAAATAATCAGAATCATTTGGAATAATAATTCCATTTTTTATATCAGCTGTATAATTCATAGAAAATTTTAAAATTCCATTATCTAAATATGGAGTATATGTTGGATCGTATTTTAAAATTCCATTTTTTAATTCTGGAACTACATTTTTGTTTCTGCATGGATTTCTCATTACGCCCATTTTGAATGAATAATTATCACCATATAATGTTCCGAACTGATTTTCTTTTGGTCGATATTTATTCTTTTCTCCTAACTGCAAAGAACGATTTACAAGAGTATCATTTTCTTCTATTCTAGTCACAATCAATCCATATTCGTCAGAAGTATGACCATTAAATTCAAATTGTAGCATTTTCTCACCTCTTTCATATATTTTTTAATATTAAAAGAGCTGTCTTAAAGACAGCCCTTTTAAATTAGCGAACTTTTTTCCAGTCACGTTTATTACGTTCAGTGATAATATCACCAATTTGATAAGCAAGTTTCTTAATATCTTGCTCATTATTGATTTTATCAACATTGATTGTAATATTACACTCACTATTCACACTTGTATCATTTGAAGACGATGGTAGAATAGTGGTAATTGGTTTCGCCATTCTAGCATTAAATTCATTCAGAGTAGCAACTGTAGGTTTCAGTTGATCTGTAAATTCTTTTGTCAGAACAGTTTCACCCGGATTTGCACCGATTAGCATAGAATCTCCACGCGGTATTAAAGCATCTCCGCCGATCATATCAAGTATGTTGGCAGGAATACCTTTCCGTACAACACCACCTTTAGAGAATCCGTAGGATTTATATGCCTTCAGGATTTTATTTTTCAGAGTAGATCCCCAAGAATCATATTTCTTAACACCCGGAGTATTGATCTGAAGAATATCTGCAAGCTGTTGCATTTCTTTTGGTCCGACTTTCTTACCTTTAGCATTAAAATATCCTATCAAAGGACTCACTCCGGCAGGAACGTCTGTCGCACCGTCTGGACGGTTAGGTAGAGAATTTGTCCAGTCCTTCAGATATGCTTTTTTAAATCCTTCAACTGCGGTATATGATTGATTGCTATGGTTTGCGCCGTTTTTATAAGCATATTCCATGGCATCTCTCAGATTATTACCTGAAGTCTCTTTGATTCCAGCTTTATCTGCATAATCCTTGATCTTCTCATAATGAGAATCCGGCATTACATGAACGGTACAAGTAGCTTTAGCAAGACCACCACCGCCAATAGCAGTAATGATACATTTTCTTGTTTTAGACTCATCACGCGCCATTAAACCGTTCTTATTAAGACCTGAAGACACACCGCGAACTGTACCATCAGAAGAAACTTTCGCAATAGATTCATCAGAACTTTTCCACTCGATATCAGAGTGTTCTGGTTTCTTTGGTGACCATGTTGCTTTAAGCTGTTTCTTGATATGACTGTATGTCAGATAAATATCTGTATCACTCAGCTTCAAAGTATAGTCTGTATCTGGTTTAATATTTGGACTTCCAGCAGTCTGAGAAGATCCTGCGTTATTCATTGCGCTATCAAATGCACTATTACCAGCAGATGAACCGCCATAAGGCTTACTGGTGTCAATTTTTGTAACACCTTCCCATGCTTTTGTTGCATTTACAGCAGCAGTATTAAAGTCAGCTGCCTTTGTGATCATTTGACTATAAGTTTGAGAAACTTTCATGCCATACTGATCCATTACGTCGCCCAGATGTTTATAGGTGCTGTCGTAATTTGCTTTTACATTAGAAAGCATGCTGCCAATAATAGCTTCTTGGAAAGCTGCATTTTTCTTAACAGCATCAAGAGTATTGTCTAACGCCTTATTTGCCTCATCTGAAAAATTCTCATAGCCGGTATTTTTCATATCGACTTCATGCTGATGCATTGTATCGGCCATATCGTCTTCTGCATCTGCAAGTTCCGCACGTAATTTCTCAAGACGAGCTTTTGAGGCTGCATTTGATGTTCCTTCAAGTGCAGCAATCTGTGCTTTTAATGCATTGATATCTTTAGTTTTCTTCTTTAGAGTTTTGTCATAATCGTAATATTTCTCTTTAGCAGAAAGAGCATCTTTACGTTTTTCAATATTCTCCTGTAACAGATCATTCTCTTTAGTAACTTGAGTGGTATACATATCAAGAAGGTTCTGTTTAAGATCAGCAAGAGTAGCAGACTCTTGTTGCAAACTCTTAAGCATTTCATCGGTTTTAGTCTTATAATATTCTGGACCAATTGCACCATTTTTATACATTTCATCCAGCTTATTTAATCCCTCACGATAATTTGCTATTTTATCCTTAGTGGCGTCAATCTGTTCTTGAACCAATAAAATATTGGTTAAACCGTTTGTAGAGAAGGCTCCATCATCATTATAGAAACTCTCGGTATCACCAAGTAATTTCTGAGCAGTCTGAAGTTCAGATACAAGATTTGAAAGTTTATTCTGCGCTTCATCAAGAGGTTTAAATCGAAAATCAATTTCTTCTTGAGCTAATTGTCGCATCGCTTCTTTGGATTTAATAATAGAAGCAGTGAGGTTATCGTATTCCTCAATCTTTTTCTGCGTCTCTTCATTACTCCAAGTTTTTGTTGCAATTTCCTCTGCAAGAAGCTGACGTTTTTCTTCATCAGCGCGAATAATTTTATCATAAGTTTTCAAACGTTCTTCATAATCATTGGCTGAAAGCTGATAATTAATATCATCAGCATTCTTTTTATAACTAAGAGAAGCGTCCTGCTTATCACCAGCTCTTTCCCAACGATCAATTTGCCATTGCTTTAAGTTCTCTCTGGTTTCTTCAAGAGCAGCTTTAGTTTCTTGGATGTGTGTATCAGCCTCAACAATAGACGTGTTCAAATCAGTTAGATTTTTCTTCATTTCCTGATAAGCTTTATCTTTTTTGTTATGACCATTCACATTAAGATAATCTGTCATGCTTTGCTGAACTTTATCTCTTTCTTTTAACATCCAGTCTTTCTGATATTGAGCATAACTTACTTGTTTTTTAAGATCTTTCCAATATACCGAACCGACTTTTTGAGATTTTCCGCTCTTTATACGATTTTCAGCTTTAGCTGCATAATATTCCTCTTTAGCTTTACGCTTACTAATGATCAGATCATAGGAATCGTAAACATTATCAACTTTAGATTTAGCTAAATCAAGTTCCTGAGTTTTCTTATCTCTATATTTTTGAACGGCATCAAGATACTTGTCGTACCACTGTTTATATGCTTCTACGGCAGCTTTTTGATTTGCATCCAATGTTTCTATATTAATAGTGCCATCTTGAACTTTTTTCTTCAGAGCAGGAGTAAGATATTTGCTTACTTCGCCATTGTTTGCAACTTCTTCGGACTTCCTTTTATAAACAGAGATGCTTTCTTTAGCAGCCTTGATTTCTTTATCTGTATTTTCAAGAGCTTTATTATAATACTTTTGAGCTTTTGTATAATGGCTGTAATCGCTTTCGGCAAGATCTGTATACCTAGAAGTTATACGATCAAGACGATCCATAGCAACTTCAACCCAATCCATAGCATTATCATTCAGCTTCTTGATTACATTTTGAAGAGCTTCGCTTACTTCATCAGCCGCGTCACTTGTATCATCACTATTGTTTGATACCGCATCTGTATTATCTTCGATTGCATGTTGAAGACCAGAATTACCGGAGTTACCAGAATTTCCAGATCCGGCAGGTTTAACAGTTGCAGCTCCGCCTTGAAAATGGAATCCCGGAGTATTACCAGCAGCAGCATAGGCTTTCATAACGCCTGGAGAAGTAATAGTGCCACTTGCATAAGCTCTGGCATGTCCTTGAATAGCCCCATGTTTAAGAAGAGCATCAGTTTGAGTAGTAGAGAATATAATGTCGCCCTTTTTCAGGTTCTCTATATGAGCACCGCCAGGAATTAAACTCCAAACACCATCACGAACAATTGATTCAGCGTGACCGTTGATACCCACTTCATTTACAAGAGCTTGCTGATCTTGTTTAATAGCAACATTCGTACCACTTGCATGAGCCGGTGTAATATTTAAAACATTGTAAGCACTTCCAGTAGACTCAGCTTTGAACGTACCACTTGAGAGTTTAATTTCTTTACTCAAACCACCACTTGGTCCACCTGAATTTATCCAATTAACAGTTCCGTTAGCAGTAAACGAGGTCTGAACGGCAGAAATATCATTTCCCCAATGAACAGTACCATGAGAATAATGTTCGGTAGCAGCATAAACATCTACTAAACCTGTCTCATTAGACCATTTTACTTTTCCGTCGCTTTTTTTCTCTTCAGCAAGGTAGGCATCTACTTCTTTATGTTCTGGTTTGAAAGTTACAGTTCCTTGGCCTTGTTGTTCTTTTGTCAATGCTTGGAATTGAGTTTCGTCAATTTTAACCGATATAGCGGGTGTATCACCTGATAAAGATTTCAGACTTGCTTTTAAAGCATCAATTTTAGATTGAGCATCTTCATCATTTAAATCAATTCCTGCAGCAATAGCTAACTGCTTATCGCCGTCTTCGCCATTTGCAAGTGCTAACCATTTATCAATATCAGTACTTTGATCCATAAGAACTTGAAGATGAATCTGAGTTTCTCGTTGATCAATCATAGATTGAATTGCATTGTATTCAGGAGAATCAACGTCTAACTTTAATTTTACTTTAGCTTTTTCAAGTTCATCAATTTGAGACTGTAATTCATCTATCGTTAATCCGTCAGTACTACTATCAATTTCGAATGAGAGATCAATATCCCCATCTGCTTTCATCTGACGCAATGAAGCCATTCCGTCCTGAGTAGCTTGATCCAATTCATCTATGCCGGAAGTATCAACATTAGGATCAATATTAACAACACCTAAAGCTTCAAGAGCTGGTAGAAGAGCAGTCGCCTGTTCTTTTGTTAGTCCAAATTGATCTGAAAGTCCCTGAAGAGCATCTTCAACATTACGAATACCCTGATCTTCAGATTCATAAGCTCCATTGCCTAATTCAATCTGGTTTGCTTCATTCCATTGATCTTTATCCAATGAATTAACAGCATCAATAACGTTCTGTAATGCTTCACTTTTCTGTTCCTGAGCATCTTTAATCTTATTAACCAATTCAACATCAGAATCAGAGTAATCTCCAGTGTTACCACTTTCAATTCCTTCGTTGACATCCTGGAAGTGTTTGATTTGTGAGCCTTTAGCTTTCGCTTCATAGCCCGCAATCAACTGATTGTATGCATCTTCGTCGACTTCGAAATTAGTTAATTTCAAACCAACTTTATCGGCCTGCTCCTGAATGGCCTCTATATATTTCTTACCTGCATCAGAATCCGGATTAATGTCCTGATCCTTCATTGCCTGATTCAGCTCATCAATGGCGCCTTTGGCATCCTTAATATCCTGAATCTTACGATCAACAGTACCATCTTTGAAGTCAGATATAGCCTGAGTAATACCAGTTTTTTGTGCAATTAAATTGTCAATAACTGCTTGTTGATCGTCCAGAGCGGATTGATTTGCACCACTGGCTTTCAGTTTTCCCATTTTAATCTGAGCATCAATGAGTTTATCGTCAATCTCTTCAGATTTCAGGGCACCTTCTTCAAGAGAAGATACAAAATTATTTGTATCGCCATAATCTTTCAATCTACCAAACATAGATTCGAATGATTCAAGACTCATACCCATAGCATCTGCAGCTTCTTGAGTATCAGTGAAAGAGTACATCCATTGCTGATTTCCATCCTCAAGAGTTTTGTAAGTAGCTAATCCCTTAGCCTCAAGATCGCTTAAAAATCTCTTTGGACCGGAAGCATTATCAGTGTAATAATTCTTAAGTTTGTTATAGTTCTCAATGAAATTATCAGCATCTTCAAAACCATTCTGAGAGAAATATTTTGCAGCTGCTTTAAACTGAGGTGTACCAACTAAGCCTTTATTATACAGATCTTTTGCGTTATCCAGATAACTCTTAGCTGTAGTATATTCATTGCCTTCAGTAGAAAGATTGTCAGCATTAACCATTGCTTGGAAATCAGAGAACTGTTTTGCAGCCTCCTGATACTGAGCAAAATACTGTGCCTGCAGATTTTTAAGATTTTCTAATCCTTGCTGAGTATAATCTTTGTTACCTGCTGATAATTGATCCTGATAATCCTGAATTCGTTGTGCAAAATCAGAATTCATGAATTCATTTTGCTGTTCCAGATAATCCTTCATTCTTTCTGTGTTGATTTTCAAACCTTTTGCAGTGCGATCGAATACATTATCAACATGAGCATCTTTTAGATCACTGAATTGTGTTCTAAGACTATCCATAGTATCAGATGTAAGACCTGTTTCTGTCTGCATTTCGCTAATAGCTGATGTAAGAGCGGTAACAGTGTTCTGCATATCAGTTACTGGAAGATTAAATGCTGTTTTTGTCCAATCGGCCTGAGAAGCCTTCATATTTTCAATAGACATCTGAGAAGCTTGAATCTGATCTTGCCGCTGCTTAATTTGTTCGTTATCTTCATCAGAAAGAGGAGATAAGCCTTTGCTATTTTTCAAAGCATCGATATTATTCTGATATTCTTTAATCTGATTATTAAGATTCTCAATCTGTTTGTCACCATTTTCAATTAAATTGGTGTAATCTGAAGCAGTAGCTTTCATATTATAAGCAGATTTATTGTTCAGTCTTGTCTGCTGATCGGAAGTATCAGTCTGAAGACGAGTTAGTTCTTTTGAGAGATTATCCAGATTTTTAGCTGAAGTATCCAACTGAATCTGTACTTTAGTATCTTCAATTTTGGATTTCCAAGTGTCGAGATCAGCATTTGCCATTGATGGGTCAAGTGACAATTTCATAATTGCTTGAACTGCAATTTCATCATTTCCATATTCTGACATTAACTGATTTACAAGGTTTGGTGTTGTAACAGAGGCCATATGTTTGTCTGCTAAATTCTTTGTTAAATTACCAAGAATTGCAGACTTAGCATTGCTCATATCAAATCCGCTCAGATCCATAGTATCCATAATACTCTGAACATATTTATCAGCAGCAGCAAGCTGTTTCGGATCAGTTACATCTTTTACAGAGTTTCTGATTTTACCGATAGCATCACTTGCTTTATCAAATGCTAAATTCTGTAATCCCTGTTGGAGATTATCAGTCTCTGTAGCAAGTTCCGGGAACTGCTGAATAAGATCAGTAATATCTGAATTCTGGAATGTACCGGATTTGATAGAATCCATTGAAGACTTGATATTTGACATATCTGTCTGGAAATTGTCTGTTATGGTATCAAGATCTGTTGCTGTATCTTCGGCAGAATTTTTGAAGAGAGAAGAAAAGATTGTAGATTCTGGATTAGTCTTTTCTTTAGATTTAAGATAATCATTATAACTATTTTCGATATCTTCTTTTTTCCATGTGTAATCACTGGTTTGTGGGTTTAATCCCTGATTGAGAAAATAATCATAATATCCCTCAATATCTTTATTAGATTTATCTTTAAAGAAATCATAAAGAGAATTTCCGTCTGTATCTTGAATTTCACCGAAAATATCCTTCAGATTTTCTTTAATCCCTTCTAAATTTTTTGCATCTGGATCTGCCATAGCCATAAGCTCAGAAGTAAAATCATCTATACTGATACCAGCGTCGTCTAAAGCAGATTTCAGACCATCGATTTCGTCAATCTTAGATTCAATACCTTTAGATCCTTGCTTTTTACCAATATCCAGAAGTTGATCTTTTACATCCTTAAATTGTGAACGTGCAAATAGGTTATTCATTTTGGAATCAATATCTGAAACTCCGGTAATTGATGTATAATCATTTGCAAGTTCTTTTACTTTATTGGCTGTATCTCTAGTAGATTCATCAACTAAATTTCCTTGTTCGTCCCAAAAATCCTGAGAAGTATCAGAAATAGTTGTCATCAAATCTGAAAGATCGGATTTTTGGCTATTTATGGTTTTATCATAGTTAGCAATTTCACGTTCTTCTTTTTGATAATCAGACCAATATGAGTCGCTATAATCTGAACGATTTTTTTCTAAACGAGATTTATGATACTGATTCACTTGGATTTCATGCATAAGATCAGATGCATGTTCCAGATCGCTATCGTAATCCATATTAAGGAGTCCACCACTACGATAACTTCCTTTTTCCAATGCAGTCTTAGCATCTAATGCGGCTTGCTTTTGGGCTGTATCAGCAATCTGATTTTTTACAGACAATTGTGAATTTAATAAATCATTCTGGCTTTGAAGATTAGATAATTCCTTGGACTCATCTACAGTTCTATTAGCTTTAGCTCGAAGTTCCTGGATACGCTCTTTATTAGAATCGTACTCAGATTGAACTGAGTCTCTTTCAGAAGCAGCTTCCTGATAAGCCTTAGAGGAAGTCTGATATTGTTTCTTTGCAGCAGTATTTGTAGCAAAATTATCCCAAGCCATTTTACCTGCTTTAGCAGCAACTGCTGCGATAATTAAAGGAATTATTACTGGGGCAATAGATTCAAACATTGTCGCAATACCAGTACCAACAGCAGAAAGACTACCAAGCATTCCACCCATACTAAATTTAGAACTATTTGCTAATGCATTATTTATAGATCCCATAGCCATTTCTTGATTAATGCCTGAAGAACGATATGCTTTACTCAATAAAACTGCCATAGCATTTTCACCAAGAAAATTACCATTTTGTTTGTTTATTTTTACTAAATATTTAGCAGCATTATCAACATTTCCGACAGAAGCTAATGCAGTAGCCATATTAGTCAAATCTAACGGATTATTTTTAAATGAACTAAATGCGCTTGTAAGTTTTCCGATTTTACTTAATGACATAAGATGAATTTTAAGGTATAATTCATATAAAAAATAAAAGAAAGAGATGATACTATGGCCCTTATTAAATGCCCAGAATGTGGAGAACAGATAAGTGACAAAGCTCCGGCTTGTATTTATTGCGGATGTCCTGCATCTGAATTTCTTATAAATAATAATTTATCTGAAGAAGTGATTCAAGCAACCAACATTTGTATTTTCAGAAATAAAGAACAGGATGTTTCTTGTATAAGCCAATACTATATACCACTGTCTGAAGAGGATAAAACGCACTTTAAACAGTTTCTTGAACTGGAATACGGAATATCAAATTTTCGTCCGGTAATAAGTGATGAAAAATATTTACAATTCTACAATGAATTAAAAAAATGGTCAGAATTCTATTTTTTATCAACTTATGTAACGGCAAAATTAGTACTTGAATGTATAAAAAATAATTTTCAAACATTCGAATTTGATGTTTTACCAAGATATAATGACAGACCGCAACAGCCAACTCCACAACCAAATACATTCCAAAATGTCGTTCATTGTCCACGTTGTGGTTCTACATCAGTAACAACAGAAGAACAAGGTTACGGACTTTTCGGCTGGATTGGTGCATCTCAAAAGAAGAATCTCTGCCAGAAGTGCGGTCACAAATGGTGGCCAGGAAGATGAGGTAATACTATGGATATGCATAATATTGTAAATGGATTTTATGAAAATATAGAAGAACGTAGACTTCATATGAAACAAGAATTATCTGCTGATATTCAGAATGAAAATACTGCTCCTGTAATCGCTCAAAAACTATATGAGGCATTATGTTCTTATCAAGAATCGTTACCAGACGAAGATGATATGGTTCTTGCGGTAGCTCATTTTGGAGAAACAGTTAATATAATTGTCAACAAAGTCGGCTACATTGGGTACAACCTAATCGTGTTTTACGGAGAGGACAGTTACGGCAAACCGCAGAAACTGATACAACATATAAATCAGTTGGATTTTCTTTTAAGCGCGCAGCCAAAGGAAATTCCAGAAGCCCCAAGACGGCAAATTGGTTTTCAAACTGAATCTGAGACGGAATAATAATGTTATTATTTTTTGTTAAGCTAATCATATAAACACCTACTTTCAGAATGGAGTACATATGTATACTGGAAATTATAGCCCAGAAGAAATCAATAGAATAAAAAAGATTATAGAAATCGGTGAATCTCAAAAACAAATTAAGCAATCATTTTGGGATGAAATTAATACTCCAGATGTTCTAAAATTAAAAGAAGAATCAAATACTCTCTGGGAAGATTATCGAATTGTCGATAAAAAACTTCTAAGGAAAATTCTGGTACATAATAATGGTTTATCAATATCTGATCCTGATTATATAAGCCTTAGTATAAGAATGATTGGACACATAAATTCAAATCTTCCAGACGATTTTCAAGAATTAATTTCTGTCTCACAAAGCAAATATGCAAAGTATAAACCGGTCAAAGATATTTATACGAAAGCGTTACATAAAAATATTGCAAATTTATCATTAACAGTTACTCCTGAAAATAGTATATCAATGAACTCATATGGAAGTACACGATGGGTATTCACAGAATTTTATTGTTCCTGTAAACCATTTTTAATTCTTGACATATGTGGATGTGAAGTTATTGTTATCCAAGATATTTTTCCTGGTAAATATTGTCAAACAGAATATTCTATTACAATGTCAGATTTGAAGAATAGGTCAGATTATGAGATAGAAAATAAAAAACAGAATTTTCTTGACAATTTTAGGAAAGAATTTGATCCGTATAGAAAAAATTTATATTCATCTCCGTTTTATAAAAAACCTGTGCCACAACCTTTTGAAAATCTCTATACACTTTATGCACAAACTGATTCAGAAGAATACGGTAGAACAAGGCGATATTTAATCATCGGATGTATGACATATGAAAAAGAATGAACCTACGTTCTGACTTTACAACAATAAAGTCTAGTGATATATTTACTAATTGTAGGATAGCCGAGAGTGTGCCTCGGCTTTGCACACACCTACAATCATAAATATCAAAATCGGATGTTCTGTCCGAAATCAAAATCCACTTATATTTACTTTAGCCATATGGCAGAAGGGAGGTGGAACATGAAGAAAGAAGAACATCAATTTAAGCTTGCAAAGATAGCAATTAAAAGATTCTTTACGGTTTTAGTATTACTTGCAGCTTTATGGATGGTGTTCCAGCACAATCCAACAAAACTCGTGACATCAATAAACCTGAAAGAACAGAGCATTGATATTAATTGCGAGTTTGCAAGCGAGACACCGGAGAAGTAGAAATACAACTCTGGTAGTGTGGGGTGAAACCCACACAATTAAAGTTTTAAAGGTTAAATTTCAATAATTTAAAATTCAAAGCTTATCTTACAGACACTGCGCTTGATCACCGCGGTGTCTTTCTTTTATCAAATATAATTTCTCTCTTTCGCATAAAGCGATTCGGCAGGAGAGAAGTGCCGCTCATGGAACATTCATTAAAAGTATATATAATATACTCCGAGGAAGGGTGCTCTCTCTACTCCTCCTGATTATTAATATGTTTCCCTCGTCATTACTTGCGTAATTGTTACTAACGTTTCACATATGACTAAATCGTAAATCAGGTTGGTACGTGCGTTGTCACGAGTTTTCACTCATTTCACTATGCGATCAGCATAGAATAGTGAATTCGACGTATTAATCCTCTATTTATTTTAAGTCGCTATTCTCCACACATTGATATGAATCTCTATGTAGATAGGCTCATTGTTAAAAATCGGAAAATAACGTGTAACCCTTAGATTTTTGGGTCAACCTACGACTGTTGCAAGACCTCCAACACTCAGGAATTTTAATCCTGCCATTGTTGCATTTTTTACTGTCATTGCTGCAAATACAGCAGTAAGTAATGCTGGTATTGGTCCAAGTGTTTTTTCAAGTGACGTAAATCCTTCTGTTAAACTATGTACAAATTCAAGAACACCATTTACACTACCTGAATTATAGAAATTAACCCAGAAATCCTGCATCTGTGTTTTGATTGCTTGTAGTTTACCAGCGGTTGATTCCATGTATTTTTCCTGGTTAGCTTCAGCATTACCATTTGCGGTTGTTGCTTCCTCTGCCAGTGACATGGAGTCTGTGAATGCATCAAGCATGGACTTAAACTTACTTGTCTGACGTGTGGCTGCTACATCGAATGCGATCTTGGCTTGCTGTGCATCAGTTAAATCGTCCCACTTATCTTTAAGCTCAGACATAACAGTAATGATACCACGATCAGATCCATCCGGATTATAAACATCTACACCTATAGCATGCAGAGATGCAGAAGCATTAGATAAAGTTGCATTGTCAACTTCGTTGGCATATTGTGGCATTTTACCGACTTTTGTAGTTCTTGTGATAATTGTCTTCAAAGCATTACCAATTGAAGATCCATCTTCACGAGTTCTTTCTGATACTTTAGCAGTAATAGCCGCAAGCTGTTCATATGACATACCTGCATCATAAGCAACCTGACCGGAAGCCTGTACAGCATCAGAAATAATTTTGATACCTTTAGCGTAATCAATTCCCACACTTCCGGAAATTTTATCCAGAACATCGACAATATGCATAGAGGCATCAGCAGCAGTAGTAGATCCATCTTCTAACATATGGAACTGCTGTAGAATACCCTGTACCTGATCGGCAGCAGTAAAGGCATCAACGCCACTTAAGTTACTTAAGATAGCAGTTGGTTTTTCTGTTTGCTGAATTTCAGAAGCAGTAGTATTCATGTTTGCATAGATTTTATAAATGTCCATAGTATTATCCAAGGACATCGATAAATCTTTTGCCATATCAATTGCAGAGGTACCAAGATTCTGTAATTGATATGGCGATAAATTCATTGTGTAACTAATATTTGTTAAGTCTTTTTGGAAATTTAAGAAATCATTGAAACCTTGTTTGGCCTGCTGAATTGCTTTCATGGTTACCTGGAAATAAGAAACATAACTTGCAATATCTGCAATAGCACCTTTAAAGTTTCCTGATACCATTCCTTTGATAGAATTACCAAATGAAGACATTCCAGATCCACTCTTAGAAACTAATGACTGTGTTACACGCAGTGAATCATTAAATTTATCAATATTACCGGTTAATGTTACAGTATTTCCGGAAATATCAGTGAATGTTTTTGTTACTTGACCAGTAGACTCATTGATTTTAGTAGAAATCTCAGAAGTCAACCCGATAGAAGAAGCGTATTGATTTAAAAATGCAGAAGCATCTTTTGTATTTTTTGTTCTATTTGCTGTCCAGTCAATTTCGGTTCCTTTATTTGTAACTTTTTCATACTTGGATGCATTTTTTGCAAGATTCTGCATCTTCTTGATAGTTTCTGTAGAATCTTTTTCAGCTTGCGCGGTTAATTGCTGTCTTTCTGCACTACCCTCAGCAAATTGTTTAACATCTTCATTATATTTACTCCAAATACCATTGTATTCTTCAATATAACTTTGAGCCGCTCTAAGGTAATTGCTATTTTTCCCAACAGATTTTTCACCACTGATTGCTCCAAGAGCCTGTTCATAATCAAGCGATATTTTACCTATACCAGAGGAATAATGCTGTTTCAGAGATTCATAATTTTTAGCAATTGCATTCATCTGATCAAAATATTCTGCAATACCTTGAGAATTTAATTTAGAAGGATTTGTGAAAGTATTTTGTAGATTTACAAGATCTGTAGAAATTCCAGAAAAATCACTTTCAAACTGTTTTGAAGCACGACCTGCTTTAGTGACACTGGAAACGTATTGACCAATGTCATCAGAGAGTGTTTTGAAATTTGTATTGAGAATATCGCTTCTCTGACTATTTGCAGTTGTTCTTAAATCAGAAATTGCCTGCTCCTGAAAATCCTTACCAAACTGCTCTATAACCTGATCTCGTAAAGAACCATAAAGCTGAGAAGCATAGGAATTTTTGCCTTTTAATTCAGCAGACTGGCCTGAGTCTAAAGAAACATTCATTGCTTTCTTCAGTAGACTAGCCTCAGTAGAACGCTTCAATTGATATGCAGTTTTCATTGCTTCTACTAAATCAGCAGTATAGTTATCTTTTGTATTTGACATATTGTCGAACTGTTTTTCGTAATTGTCAAATACTTTCTGATTTAATTTATCCACTTGAGCAGCATCAGATCCCCATACATTATCTCGGAAATCTTGTACTTTAGTAGTTAAAGTTTTTATTTTATTCTGAGCAGTAGTAATTCTCTGATTATAATCGTCCAAAGTGGTAGCAGATTGTCCGGATTTTTTAGAGAATGCCTCTTTTTGAATATTATTAAGCTCTTTATAAGCCTCACCTAAAGCCTTCACATCAGCAATAGCAGCAGTATACTTATTTGTATATGCTTCTTTATCAATTGCTTTTGTCTGAGCAGCGATATCATTTTCAATATCTGTTTCAATTTGATTCGCACGACTTTTAGCTGTATTATATTTTTTTACATTCTTATCGCCAATAACTTCTTTATGCTTTTCAATATATTCGTCGGCACCTTTAACTGCTTCTTTATAAGCATCACGTTCTGCAGTAATATTTTTGATATAATCAGAATTTTTATCACTTTTTAAAGCAGTACGAAGTTCTTTATTTTTCTTCTCAAGATTAGACATATCTGACATAATCTGAGTATACTGATCATTTATTTTTGCAGTTTCTGAATTTTTTGCAGCCTCATCAGCCTGTTTTTTTGCAGTAGACATTTCTTTAGAAATTCCGCGCATTTGTGTTTGGATTTGTTTTAATCCAGATTCTGTATAACAGCTTTCGAGATTTGTTTTTAAATTAGAAAACGCTTCCGCTGATGCTTTACCTATGTCTCCAAGTTTTTTTGCATCAGCAATATATCCGTCAATTTCTGTCGCAGTAGTATTACGATTAAATTTAAATGTTTTATCTAAATTAGCTAACGGTCCAGTCCATGTGCCATTTACTTTATTAATACTATCAGCAAAATTATCAGAAACATTTTTAGTACCAATAACAACATTCTGCTTCCCTGTCAATCCCTGTTCCAGATTATGCACATAATTTAAAGCAGATTCACGAGCCTTATTTGAATCAAACTGCTCATTAATATCTGTGATTTGTTTTTGAACGTTCTCTAACCCAGCAGGAGTAGTAATAGTAGATAAACTTTTTTGTACACCCTGAAGTTTTCCAGCAGCAATAGTACCAGCCTGTCCAAGAGATTCTATATCTGAAATCTGTTTAGAAATATCCGTATTTAGTGTATCTTTTTTTACATTGAAATTATCACGATTTGTTTTACGAGTTGCAGATAATGATCTGGCAGATTCAGCAGATCCTTTTCGAAGTGCTTGAGTAAAGTTCTGATACATATAATCGTTATCAGGAAGAGATGCATTTAATCTTGCAATTCTATGTAATTCAGATAAGTCTTGTTGATCAGATTTGATATCATCTTGTAACTTTTTAAGATAATTAGGATTTTGTTTATCAGTGGATTTATATTTCTCCGTATCAAGCTTCGCATAATTAGAGTTAATCTTTTTACTTAATTTAATAGCTTCTCCCTCAAGTTTCTCATAACTATCATAATATGCAATAGCATTTTCATATCCTTCAGCTAAGAGATTACCATTAGCATCAAACTGTTTTTTATATGTCTGAGTAAGGGTGTATATAGTTCTGTTGGTATCTTCATACACCTTAATATATTTCTGAGCGTCGCCAAATTCCCTTTGAGAAAGCTGTTTTAAACCATCTAATTCTGGAGGAGTAACAGGTTCTTCTGTTAAATTAGAATTAACATTCTTCAAACCAAACACAGTTTTGATTGTATCGTTCTGTTCTTTTGCAGCATCTGTAACTCGATTTGTTACTTTCTTCTCGGACTCAGCAATTTTATCATTTGCAGCAACAACAGCATCAGCTTCTTTGGATTTTGCATCAATAACTTGATCTGCTGTTCTAGTAATAGCATCTGCAGTTTCTTCTGTCTGTTTTTTAATATCAGAATTATCAAGTAACGATGAAGCAGTAGTAGCTGGTTTCGTAATAGTAGGAAGATTTTTAATAGCAAAATCCACATGCCCGTCAGCATGAATCATATCTTCAAGCTGACTTGCTAATTTATTCATTACTCCAATATTTTTTATAATTTCATCAGTATCGCCATTTTCATTATCGCGGTTATTGAGTTTATCGGCATTAATTTTAATAATTCTGTTGGAAATTCTATCGAATATCTTAGACACATCGGGATTATTCCCTAAATAACCCAGATCTTTAAGCGGCTTCTTTATCGAATAAATCTGTTCTACTGTTTTTCTTGTAGAATCAGCAGCTAATTGTGCTACTTCTTGACTCATAGGTTTTGGACCAACAAATTTTTCTTTCTCATCATCAAATAAATGTGGTGCTACTTTTGCATACGCTTCTCTAAATACTGCACTTTTTAAAGCATAATCAGATGGATGAATACTATTTGTTTTTCTTGCTTTTCTTGCTTCTACAAAATTTTTATATGCATCTTTTAATTCATCATATAATTTTTCAATATTTCCTTCTGGTCGATCTGAGTCATCAGAATCATCAATAACAGGTTTTACTTTTTTTTTAGTTTTACCAGTAAAAGAAGCCTTAGGTGTAGATTCTTTCTTTTTAGTAATTTTTGAAATGCTATTTGCAATATCTTTTTGACTGATCTGCGTCGGATCCAGAGCGCCCGTTACAACCTGATCGATAATATCATATACATTTGCTTTCTTAGCAATCTGATCTGCCAGATAAGCAACATAGTTACCTGTATCAGCCTTTTCAGAACCAACGCCCATTAATTTATACATTTCTTCAGGTGAAACTTTTGCAGCAGCTTTAACATTCATTTTAGAACTTAAATCAGCAAAAAACTTAGAAGCATTAAGTACATTTTGTACGAGCTTCACTTGTTCATTAATTGCATTACCATATTCTGTTGCAGATAAAGAAAGATCCGGGGCAGTAAACGCCTCGGACGGAATAGTTTTAGATACTGCTTTTTTAGCATTTTCTAAGTAGCTTTTTAATCTATATACAGTTTTGTATGATTCAGGAATATTTTTATCTGATATTATGCCCTTATCCGTAAGTGTCTGAATTATGCCACTTCTTTGACGAGCTGATAATTCAGGAACTCTTTTCATGAAATTATCAAGAGATATATTAGGCTCTTTATCTAGCCCTGGAAAATCTTTGAATTTTCTACTGACATCTGAATAAGCTTTCCCAATAGCGGCCTGTAAATCTTTACCAATGCTTTTGCTGATAGTGCCTTTATTTACTAGAAAATCCACTTTTGCTTTTGCAGTTGGGAGATTATTGAGCCTCTTTAAATCAGAAGCATCAAGTTGAACATTTACTTTTGCATCAATTCCACTTTGAGCATTTTTTCTTAAATTGTCTAATTTTATATTAGCTTTATCAATTTCTGACGAATCTGTCTTAGGCTTAACTGTTGTATTGTTAGTATCCTTAATTTCATCTTTTAATTTATTTAATCTATTAAGCAATGAATTAAGATCGTCACTACTTACTATTTCAAGTTCTTCTCTTATTTTTGCCATATGTATTGTTCACCAACCTTTATATTATAATCCATAACGATTTATAAGTAGATCTATCCCTACAGCCTCTACTTTTTTATGCCATTCTCCACTTTTAAAATAGTTTTTTACGTCTGACTGAATTTTAGGTCCAGGAGCAGCAGATGAGGCAGCCATAGCTCCCCAATGTGTATACTCTTTAAATGGAGATCTCCAATATAATGATCCTGGCGCCGGATGACCTTCTCCTTTATCAGCGCCTCCATGCCATCCTTCAAAAAACATACGGTCATAAATATATTCATTGCTTACTCTATGAGATCCATTTAGTAAAGAGGCATCTGATTCAAATACAAGAAGATTTCCGTATACTTCACAAACATATGCATCTCTTAATCCATATGTTCTGCTGTAATATATTGGGGAATAACTCGCATAATAATTGTTAACCCATTTATCAAATATTTCTTTAACTTTGGCTTTAACTTCTGGAGCTATAGCTTCAGCCAAATAATTTGAAAATGGCTGTGGGATATCAGCCATTAATTTTTTTATCCTTCGAGCAAATTCCTCTATTGTCATATCAAATGCCCCCCCTTCCTATAATTTATTTCAAATCAAGTTTAATTCCATTTTCCTTTACATATTTCATTAATTCAGAAATACCTTCGTTGGCAAACATACCAACAGTAGTAGCAAATGCTTCTGTATATTTCGCAACATATGCTTCGATATTTTTATTTTCTTCATGGAAATTACCCATAAGCAAACTATTAATACTCATAAGTTCAGACAATTCTCTTTCTCCGATAATTTCACAAATTTTATTCATGAGATTATTTTCAAATAATAAATCATAATCTTGAAATGCATTTGTAGTACTATCATCAGTTTTTACTATATTCAATTTTGTATATAAAATAAGGATAGTAGTAGTCATATTGATTTTAGATAAAAACATATCAATATACTGAACCCCGTTTTTTCCAGTGATAATAGATTTATCAAGTATTGTCTGAAGAACAAGTTTCTTTTCTAAAACAGGGCAATATGTTCTCCAAATAATATTTCTAACAAATTCATCTCGCTGTTCATCTGTTTTCAAGAGATTATATCGTCTGATAAACTCTGGAACATCAATTTTTCTTTCAATTGTATCTGAATTAACTTTATTTATTTCGCTCATAATAAATCTCCTTTTATTCCTTATTTTTCCCAATTTTCAATATAAGAGTAATCAGCTCTTAATTGGTTATAGTATTTTTCATCAATTAAAATTAATTTGTTATATTCATCTGGAAATTGTTCTTGAAACAATTTCAATCTAACTTTACTTTTTTGATCCATCCAGCCTTTTACTTCAATCCATTTATCATATTCTGGCAAGTAAAAATCTGGCTGGTAACTTGCTATACCATCTACTATTTCTTCAAAAAAGAATCTTTTTATTTCGTATTCCCATTTAATATTTTTACAATTTAAGATTCTAGCAACATTAGCTTCCCATGCACTCCTAAAATAACAATCTAAATCAGATCTAATGCCACCTTTGCATCTGGAATACGCATTAGAAGTAGTATTATACCCACCATTATGTAATCTTGTTTGAACTGCTTTCATAGCAATATCATGCTTTTCTTCGGTTGTCATGTTTCTTGCCAATTCAATATGTGATTTTGACATTTTCTGTCTAACATCATCAGTATGGTGTTTATTTAACATACCTTTTGGATGTTCATTTTGAGCATAATATGTTAGTAATGCTACTTGATTCGGATAAATCTCTTTTTGATATTTTTCAGTTAAAATAAATTCTTTGGCTTTATCTGAAAGAGTTTTCTTCTTTAATTCTGTCATGGGTCTTGATGATTTTGTTAATCCCTCTTTGTTAGCGTACCTGCAAATTGATGTCTTAGGACGATTTAGCTTTTTGGCAAAATCATCCAAATTTAGTTGTTCTGAATTTTCTTCGTAAAATTTTCGTATCAATTCTTTTTCTTCATTAGTAAAAACATTAAGTTTTTGGTTAAGCCCTAACCGTTCTTTCATCCCTCTAATTTGTCCTTCTGACTTATTTAATAAAATCATAAGTTCCGAAGTTGTCATTATTGGATAATTTTCAATCAATATTTGTTTTTCATTGTCTGTCCACATAAAAATCATTCCTTATATTTAGAACAGACATTATTTTGAATTTCTTCTTGGATACGTCCTTCTTTTGCTTTTCTTAAAATAGAGCAATTTCGACAGTATCTTTTGCAATTTTTACAAGTTGATTCGAAGGCATTCATCTGATCAATATTATCAAAAATACCAATAAAATTAGTCTTATAAATGGTGTATTCAATACGTGGGTTTTTAGCATCGTATAATACTTTTATAACTCGTTCGCAAGCCATATTATCATCTACCCAAATAACACCTGAGTCAGTGATTGCATCAAATGCAACTTTCCAATAATTATTTGTGTCCATATCAATTCTTGGAAAATAAAAAACAGCATCTACATAGTAGTGCTGCATAGGATTAGGGTCTGTTTCCCAATTTTGTTCTTTTGCTTGTCGTTTCACATATTCAGTAAATTCTGTTTGGAATTTTTTGGCTTCTTGAGTTTTATAACTCATAGCCATTGGTTTACCATTTTTCATAATGGCTCTATATGCCAAATAGTGATTCACTGATATAAAATCATCAATTGTCAATATAATTGATTTATCCATATATTCAAACCTCTTTTACTAATTCATAACTGATAACAACCGGAATAATAATCAATCCTGCATTAGTATCACGAGTGTCATGTTCGTAGTATTTTCTTACAGCCTCTGCAATAGCATAAGATGAGCATTTAGTAGCGTCATCAATATCTGTTACAAAACTGTATTCAATTTTTTGCAATTTCTTTTTGAGATATGTTGGTTTGCCAGAAACAGTAGTGGCGATAACATATCTTAGAACTTGTTTATCTAAAATTTTTTCTTTCATGTAGAGTTCTCCTTATTCAAGTGTATGATTAAGCCATTGCTGAAACAGCTCTTTGGTTTCTTCAATTAAAAAGATGTAAACAATAATATCTTTTCCGTCATCCGTAACACTTGGATACATATCTATCGGAAATACTCTATGTTTAATATATAAATCACGCTGCTTCGGATTTATAATCCTGCAGACTTCTTTCTCCGTATAATCACGCGGCTTCAAATTTGATTGTATTCTCATAATCCTTTTACTCCTTAAAAGTGAAAAAAGGGGTAGTCTCGAATAGTGAGACATACCCCTAAAAAATCACTATTCAAATACTATCTACGTTTTCTTGTACGTACTGGTTTACGAGTTTCAATTTCCTCGCTGTTTTCTTCGTCAACTACAGAATCCGGCTCAACAATATCTTTTTCTGAGATCTTCTGTAATTTAATATCAGCAGTTTCTTTCTGAATTTTTGCAATCATTTTCTGATTTACTTCATGAAATTTACTGACATCAGACATATCACAATCTTTCATTCTTTCAGCAGCTTCTCTAGCTGTAATGTTTTCAGCATTATATTCTGTTAATGTATTAAAGATTGTTCTGCAATTATCGCTGCAATAAATCTCCATCCATCTTGGAAGATGGTCGAATTCTTCACAGCGACTACAATATGTATATGTTTTTCCGCATAAAATGCATTTCTTGTTATTTTTCTTAACCATGTTTTCCTCCTTGAATATGGATAGTAAAACAGCCGGTATGCTATGACACATACCGACCGTAATTAGAATAATATTATATTATCTAATGATTATTCTTCGTCTTCATCAGCCCAATAAATGTGATAAAGAGCTTTATCAGCAGAGCAGTAATCTACCTGAAGAGATCCAGAGTAAGCAAGCTGTCCGTCAGTTGTCAGAGAGATTTCAATTTCAGGAGATACCTGGAATGATGGAAGTACAATATACACTCCTTTAAGAACGTCAGAATGACATGGATCAACAGCAAGAGCCTTTAAAGTAAGCTTTACTGTCTGCGGGAACTTATCTGCCTTATTAGTAATAGCAACACCAGATTCAACTTCTCTTTCATACATAACGATGTAAGTATCTACGCCTGCAGCTGTAGGTGGTGTAAATTCTCCCCCTTCTGTAAGAGCGTATTTATCTGTTGCAGCAGCGGTATCTTTCTCATATGCAGTACCCATGGAACCATTTGCGCTGAAAGCATTTACTTTTACAGTACCATCAACAACTCCTGTTAATGTTGCTTTTGCACCAGCTTTTACAGTAATAATTTTTGGCATTTTAATTTTATTAGTAGAAGAAGCAGTTCTTTTACCTTCACCAGACGCAGCGCCAATAACGTTCAGGTTAATCATTGCATTATTTGCAGTAAACTCACCTGTTTTGGCCTTCCAGAAACGTTTGATCAGGTTACCCTGATTATCTGTTGCATCTGTTGACTCAGCACTGATATTAATAGTTGCATCCTGAAGCTGAGTTAATGCATATAATGGATTTCCGCTAAGATCTTCAGCATATCCATACTGAACACGGTCGATTACGATATCATCTAATGTAAATCCCATTATGATTTCCTCCTTTAAATTTTTTGTATATAGAAATTAATTTTTGAGAGAAATTTCTCTCATGAAATTAAGTTCATTCTTATCAATCTTTGAAGCGTCAACAAAGCCGCTATAAATACCCTTAAGTAAAGCAGTAGAAGATTCATAAACTTGTAATCTTTGAACACTGTCCATAAATTCAACAATGCCAACTTCACGTAATTCATTTTTTTTATATTTGAAACCGGGATGATTAAGACAAGTAGATATGAGTGGTAGAAGAGTGGATTTGTAAACATCATTTTTGTGTTGTTCGAAGCTCATGCGATCTTCTTCAATCATCCATTCTTTTGTAGATTTTCCCCTGGCTTTTTCCACTTTTGGGTAAGTGTTGAACATAGCTCTTAAATACGAAGCCATCTGTAGATATGCGGCTTCATCTATCTGAACATTTTGTTCTTCATTAAGTAAATAAAAAAACGGTTCCCCGTCTTCTGTTTGTGTTTGTTGCAATTGAAATAATTGGAAATTCAAGTCACCGAATAGTAACTTTGTAGATTTTGAGTCTATACTTGGAACAAGCATACAAAACAAAGAAAAGTCAGACATTTTATTCCAATCAATACCAAGATCCCATAATTGCATGCGATACATAGTAGGATTGGCAATAAAAATATTTATAGTAGAATAAATCTTTTTCTCACCACTTTTTATAATGTCTCCTATTGTAGGTTGATTAATTATAATGTCATTATATGTATCATTTTCGATAACAAATGGTTCACCAAAATATAATTTCAGTGCATCAATTTCAGATTCTTTGGAAATTGTCATATTTGTTATTCATTCCTGCATATAAATTATTAGGACATTCAATTTCAAATTTCAACGTTCTACAATAATACCTAGAGTCAATAATATCTCCATAATCATCTATACATTTAAGTTGATTTCCCAAAGAATTCGTCCAACATAAAAGATCTTTTACGATATAACTCAATAAGTCTGTTCGTACAATCCCATATTCTGTATCAAGATCATCTTCATGAACTAAACACATAACTATAAGTGTTTGTACTTTCATAGCCTTATTGTAATATGATGTATCAGTATCATTTATATCAAACATAATAAAATTTAATACTTCTTTATTAATACCATTCAGTTTTAATATAGGAAGAATTTGCTTCTTATCAACTCGTTTATTATATTCAATGATTAAATTTCGCTCATTTAGTTCTTGAGCTGTGGGATTATTTTTATCTGTATATTTATTCAACGGGCGTTTATCTTTTTTTCCTAAAATTTCATTAAGATCAGGATCCTCATTGAATAGTTTTAACAGTTTATCTTTTTTATAAATAATGTCATTATTTTTCTTATTTTCAAGATCTCGTGTAATATGTGATATATCTCTATTCATCTAATTGCACCTCCACTTCAATAGAAGAATGATTGTCTCCATTATTATCTGTGGCTGATAAATTAAATCTTTTACCTATTAAACTATGAGCTTTTCCAGGCTTAAGTGATATAGTGACATTATTCATTACAGTCAATTTTATTAATCCTTCATAATATGATTTTTCTTCTTCTGTATATTCGGAATTTTTGTCAACAAGACTAATATTCCATTCAGAAGTAAGATCGGCATAAGGAAGTTTATATTCAAAATATGAATTTTTTCCAATATAAAGAAACTGTTTTGAACGGTCCAATAATGGCTCGATTTCACCATCGTCATTTAGATACATCCATTCAATTTGTGAACTTGTAATCATTGTTTGAGGTTTCTGAATAATCTCTGTTTTTTGATCACCAGAACCTTTATAATAATTGCAAATTCTAAGTTGAACATTATCAACTTTTTTATTCAATTCATCTTGTTTTATGGAAAGTTTAATTACTCCAGAAGGATTAAGATCTATTATTTTTGTGACCTGATAGACTTTTGGATCAAGAATGTTATTCGTAAGCATAAAACGTTGTTCGTGCATAATAGTACGATCGTCACTAAGTCCTAAATCATATAAATTATTACCATACGCATAATAAATATCTGGAAGCCATGCAGCTGTCAGATTATCAAGCGAAGATGTATATTGATCATCCCAACGACCGCTTGTGTAGCTATTAGCTGATCTATTTGAACCCCAACATTTATATAATTTGTTATCGTAAATCCATTGAAATTTCCAATTACATTTTAATATATTATATCTAACAAAAGCATTCGCATCATCTCTACCGACAATAAACCACAGTTGTGTAATTCTTTCGTCTGGAAGTGAGAGCGGATTATCAAGTTCGTGCCCAGATATGTTAATATCGAAGTCAGTATCATCAGGAACAAACACATAACTTCCTATTGGATAATGTACTTTAGGCCGAAATTGTAAATAATAATCCACTGCATCTTTAAGAATGGAAAGCTTGGCATGACGTTGATATTTAGCATCTTCCCATTTCCATCCATCTTTTGTTAAAATATAAACTCTTTTATATTGTGCATCGGCAGTAAAAGAATTATTCATAATTGCATCAGACTGATTTTTCTTTACCTGAGCTAGATTACTGCCATATGATGACAAATAATTTTTGTACATTTCTGCAGTAACCATAGAATCAACTCCTAGAATTAATTTTGTCTACTAACGAATGCGCATCTAGTATCAATTTTCGGTAAGAACGATAATTAAAATCATCACTTCTTGTCTCATTGAGAGCCGCCTGTAATAAACTCATAATTGCTACAATTTCTACAGGATAGAAGAGAAGAGTATTCAAACCATCGATTTTCTTCATTAAATTGATAAAATATTTTTCAAAGTCAACATTTTTAAATTCATCTTTTGTTTTTGGATCCTTATATAAAAGAAGCCAAAACATTTCTTTGTGTAATTTTTCCTTATATTCTTCAATTTGTAAATCATCAAAATGTCCGTAAATTGTATCCATTATGTATTACTTCCATCCAGATAACTATTCCATATATAACCTCTATCTTTAATCAAGTTCTTCTGTTCCTTGATTAATGATTTTTTTAAATCTTTTAAACCATTTAAATGATTAGTCTGAGAATAAAATTTTTCCTCAGAAGATCCAAATACCTGCTGAGTATTATTCAGGCTGTTAATTTTGGGTGTAATCCATTCAATTACCATACCTATACCTAAGATATCAGTTATAAATTCTGCATCAAAATCATCATCAACAGAATATTTCATTATATATGTCAATTCCTGAACTGTATCTCCAAGTTTCAATTCAGAAAAAAGTCTTCGAATATAAGGTTTATTTATTGATGCATGTAAATATTCCGGCATAAAAACCGCACTTACATCATCTTCACGATATTGTAAAATATCATAAGCTTCTGCTTTTAATCGAAATTTTGAGTATATTTCTTCGTAATTTAGAGAAGGCATAATATACCTCCTTATTTTTAATTAAATAGTCCTGTCATAATACTCATTTCTGTATCAAAGATTTCGTCAAGCACTTTAATTTTTCTTACACTATCAAGTCTACCGTCACTTACCATTTTTGAAGCAAGATGTTTAATAGAGTCCTGTGCCCCTTTCGGAAGTGAAAGAATAGTGGCCTTCATATCTCCAGGAGAAAGCTCTGTAATTACATCTTCAAGATCACCTACAGAATATAATGTATTATAAATTTTCTTAAGCTGTGGAAACTGTGCAACAAGTTCTTCATCTTCAATAACAAAAAATGGATTCATAACATAACCATTATTTGATCTGATTGCTGCCTGCAGATCCTGATATTCAACTTCAATTACATCTCCGGCATCAATCCATGTGTATAAAATATTTGACTTAAGCCCTGGCATATAAAGTCCACCATTAGTAATAGATTTACATGGAATCCCATCAGTAGGGGCATAAGTTTTCTTTCCTTTTTTTACTTCTACTGTTTTTGCTGATTCAGATGTAACAGGTTCCGTAACAGATGCTGTAACAGATTCAGTAGCAGTTTCAGTAGTCTTTGTCTTTTTCACTGCAGTAGTTGCCATGAAAAGTTCCTCCTTTTATTCGTATAGTCGTGCATCTATATGACACACGACTATAATATTAATTTACAATAAAAAAAATTAGGCTAAAGTCCAAACGCCAAAATAACGTCCGATTTGTGTTCCTACGCCCATTGATCTCTGTACTTCGTATTTCATTGTATCATCCATACGATCACCCTTATCAGTGATTTCATAGATTTCTGTTTCACCAACATCAACGAATTTAATGAACTTATCTTCAACCTGTGGCATAATAAACAAAGTCTTAGGATCCATTAATTTCTTAGTTGTATCATTCAGAGCAAATCTCTGTGGGATTTCAACTAATGTATATGGACCATAGTATCCAAGACGTCCCATTGTAGCAACATCTTTCTTCTGATCGTCTGTGATCCAATCAACATCCATCAGTTTCTGGAACTGCTGTAATCCAGTTCTTGTACCCATAATAACTACCTGAGCACCATCATTTGCAAGAGATACATCCTCAAGCAGTTCATCCAGCTTGTCCTTAGTAGCATTTGAAAGAGCGCCTGTACCCTGGAACTGAGCTGGAAGTTTCTTTCCTGCGTTCATCATTTCAGCATAAATATCATTCTGAATCTGTCTAACGAAAGCAGCAGCACACTGATCTGTGAATTTAGACCAATCAAGTCTTCCTGCCAAATACAGATCAATATCAGCACCAACAGCAATACCGTATACACTTGTGGTTACAGTATAACTTTCTCCAGAACCAAGTCTCTGAAGTGTAAAGTCATGATGATCGCCCGCAATTTTTGTTGTAGATAAAACAACTTTATCATCTGTCCAGAATTCCTGGCGATCTCCGCGGGAAAGGTTTCTTGTCTCTACATAGTTATTGAAGAATTCTGATTCTTTAAAGCCTGTTTCGACTTTAATATCAATTTCTTCTTCCATAACTTCGAACAGTTCAATACCATGTTTCTTCATAGCACGATTTCTGTCACGTTTTGTAGAATTCTCGTTTAGTCCCATAATTGCATATACAAATTTACGAACCGCATCTTCTGCGTCTCGTTTGGTCTTTTTATTTCCATTTTCATCAAACATTTCGTTTGGATTATGATTCAGATCATATGTAAGCTTTTTGAAGCCTTCATAATTTTCCTCTGGTGTAACACCATCTTTACACATGCTAGCAAATACTTCCTGAACATGTGCACTTAAATCAGCAAAAGTCATTTTACGTCTCATTATATTTTTTCCTCCTTTCCCTTAAATTAACCAATTTTTAATTTCTTGTTTTCGCAAGTAACTGTCGCTTTTTCAGCTGGCTGTCCATCGAATCCCTCAACAGATACCTCAAATACATCACCTTTATGAAGAGCATAACCTCTTACAACGTCTCCTTTTGCGTTATAGAAGTTAGACTCCTTCTTCCATGTATTTGTCCAATCCTCTGCAATAAATGCCTGCATGTAAACAAACAGAGCATCTCCTGGATCAACAACCTCTACATACCAATTACCATTAGCAGCCTGTTTCTGAATTTTACCTTCAAATGTAGTAACAGCAGCTTCTGTGTAACGGTCAAGATCTTCAAAATCGCCTCTTGCTACAAGATTTCCATTATCTGTATCAGAGGTCAGTGTAATGTTATAAATGTGTTCTCCGCCATTCTGTGCAACAAGCTTAGAAGGGAAGGCCACAGCATGCTTTTCAATACTGTACTTAATCATGTTGTTCTCCTTTCATAAATTTTGGCAAAAAAAATAAGACCGTATTTACGGTCTGATTTATAAAACAAATATGTTATTTTGCATTATGCAAATAAAGATCCATATCTATTTTTCTTTTTAGTCTGTGATGGATTTCCAAAAGTCTTTTTACTTACTGTTTTTTTTCCGGCGTTATCATCATGCACATCACCATCTTCAACAGCAAAATTTAACTTGCCAGACTTAGCATATGACAGCAATATAGTATCAAGTTTAGACTTTAATTCATCAACTGAAAATTCTGTATGATTTTCTTTTAAACCCTTGAATTCTTCTGATTCATAAATTCCTTTATAATCATCTGACTCAAAAAGTGCATTTTTAGCTTCGTCAGCCTCTTTCTTTTCATAAGAAGCAAGTTTATCTGAAATTGCAGCATAATTTGATCTCATATTCTGAAGTTCAGAATATTCAGAATCAGTCAGTAATTCACGATGAAGATTATATCTTTCACCATCAAATGAAACATTGTCGCCATCTTTTTTATATGCCTGTCCAAAGATTTTATCTCCATCCCAATTCTCATATGTAAAATGAGAATCATATACAGAATTAATAAAATACCAATCATTATCTGCTTCTTCATATGCGTTTAATAAGTTATAAAGTGCACAACGAATATCACTGTGAGAAAGTTCAAATGATTTTACGAATTTTTCTGGTTCTGTAGGAGCAGGATCACCTGCCGGATCAGTATTAAACGCCTTAGCAAAGGCAGCCTCCAGTTCTTCATCTGAAAGACTTTCATATGTAAAAGTAATATCATCTACAGTTTTTTCGTATTTCTTTAAAAGTTCTTCAAATTTGTTCACCTGATTGTCCTCCTTTCCATCAGCATTTTTTTTATTGAAATTAGAGAGAGTAGCATTGATCTTCTCTAACATTTCAAGCATTTTAGTATTTACATCAAAATTAGAATATACAGAATTTTTTGATTCAAAATCAGCAAGCTGAACATTACTTCCAGCCATACCTGGACCAACATTTTCATTTAGTAAAGTCAATCCACTAACATAATAATCATCCAGATTTAACACTTTATCCTTAGCATTAAATGATAATTCTCTAATACTCAATTCAACGCTACAATCAACCTGTTGTCTACGCTGCATAATATCAATTGCGTCCTGACAATATCCTTCCCAGAGATATCCCTGAATTACAGCTCTGTTAACTCCGGCTTCTTTATCATATTCAATTGTATAATCTTTTTTGATTACACCAACTGGACGTTCCTGATAAGTGATTTTTTCTTCTCCATTTTCATCAGTTTCCACTGTAAAATCATGTGATCCAAAATCTTTATTACCATCAGAATTTTCAACGATATTTGCCAGAATAGGGCGATATGGTATAGATTGTGTATTTTCCTTAAATGTATCTTCATTGATATTAGATTTGTTTAAGTTAACATGATCATGATATGCGGTAGCATTAAAAGGACATAATCCTTCTGTATGCTTATTATCGTCAGACTTTCCAAATGTAGCGACTGCTGGCATTTGGACACTAATTTCTGCATTAGATTCTTTGCTGCTGAATTTAGAAAAATTATTCTTCATACAAAATTCAATCAAATCGTCAATAGTTAAGAATTTCTTCAAGATTTTCCTCCTTTCTTTGAGTAATTCTCCTCAAATAGAAGAGGAGTAATCAAATAAATAATTTATCTGAATAGACAACATCGCTTAAATTGTTAAACAGCATTTTGTTGTCATTTAAAAAAGTCCACTGTTTACCATTCTGGCTCACAAGATGAAAACCAGTCTGAATAAGCAATGAAGCTGATTCATCGTTTGTTGTAATTATAAATTTCTTATTATCCATAATTATTACCCTCTTATTTAGCCTTATCAGCTTTATCTTTTGATGCTTCTCCATCGTCTGTGATTTCTGTAGAATCTTTTGTTGGGGCACCACCAGTATCCGAGCTACCACTTTGGGTGTATGAAGTCTGCAATGGAACAAATAAATTCGATATTCCAAGAACCTGCTGCTCTAATACATTTAATGCCAGAGTTTCTTTTTCAGAAAATTGATTAAGAGTATTGTATGCAAGAGCTGTAGGAAGACCATTTTGCGCCCCCTCCAAAAGTTCTTTTTTGAATTCATCTTTTGTATAAGCAGAAACTTCAAAGAATTTTACCTTGGCTGGGTTAGAGACCCAATATGTAAGGAAGCGGTTAACCCATCCCTGAGTCTGTGGTAGAAGCATAGAAATAGCTAATTCTGTATCGGCACGAATTGCTGCTCCAAAAGCTGTTGTACCTGAGATGGTAGCACTATTAAGAATTTGAGCGCCACCAGAAGAATTGAAAAGAGTTTCTGTAGCTTTTGCTATTTTGTTCGTATCTGTTGCTTTATCATTATTAAACGAAATCTGATCTAATTTTCCTGGTACAATAGCAGCAGAAGTATAGTCAGGAAGGCATTCATTAATCATCCTGTTAAAATACTCAATAACAATATCCGGATTAACTTTCCAATCGTCTGGATCCTCACTACCAGTTATCGTTTCAAGTTCTAACCAGATCATTTTATAAATATCCTGAGCGTCAGCAATAGCCTGTAGATCGTCTAAATCAATAAGATTGATAATTCCAGATAACAAACCAGAAAATGGTGGAACTACAGTTTCCCAATCTTCAGCTCTGGCTTTTAAGCAAATAGCATATTCATCTGGCATAGGCTGCCACTTTCCATTTGTAGTATCACTTTCATAGGCACGATACATTGACTGGAAGGGTTCACCCCATAATTCCAACATAGTCTGTCTGGATCTGAAATAACTCATATCCATTACAAACGCGAAATCCCCGGTATTGTATATACCAGAAATTTTACAATAATCTGGATCAAGCGGAAGAATAAACATTCCTATTTCATCATAATAAGCGCATCCATAAAAAACATCTTCTCTAAAACAAATAGTATAAGCTTTTAAGAACTCATACTGAAGATTTAACTTATCCAACACATTTAATGTGTCCTGATAAGAACTAAGCATGGCATTCGTATCTACGCCTGCAACCATATCATATTCCGGAATAACAGATCTTGCATCTAAACAAAACATGTTTGCATTATATGCAATTAATCTATAATAAGCATGACATCGATAATAAAGATATCTTGATAAATTTCTTAAATTCTTTTCATTACTTCCAATATTTTGCAGGTAAGTACGAAGACTGTCCTTACTATAAGCTGTCACCGCTTTAGTGCTTGTCTTAGTGATATCACGAAGAGATTTTGCTCCTTCCATAGCAGCAGCATAATTTTCAATATTTTTTTTATTTTTCTGATACCAATCACGCATTTCAGCCGTATTATTCAGCTGAGAAGGTGCTGGATCAATTTTTTTTGCAGTAGAAACTTTTTTTGCAGAAATATTTCCTTGTTGTCTAGCCAAGTAACAGCACCTCCTTTGAAATATCATATAATTATATTAAGTTTCGAACATAGAATGTACAACGCCTTTTCTAATCGTAAGTTTTTGAACTAACGATTTGTCAACTTTAGGTTTACGTTTTGCAGTAATATTTTTCCGGCGTTCAGTTTGAAGAGCATAAGAACACATACATGTAACGTAAGCTCTATCGTCATGAAGACGGTTAGCTTTTTCAGGACACAATTCAAATGAATCTTTTCCTGATTGTCGTGGAATACGGATCATATTTACAAGTTCCTCTTTTAATGCATCGATACTTGAGAGAGAAGCTTCTTCTTGCCAATTTAATTTTTCAATATGGCTCTTAACATTTTGAAGTTTATCTAATTCTTTTTGAACATTGTAATCAATTTCTTCATCTGTCATTTTCTGTTTTTTATATTTGGCAATTAGATCTTTTTTAGTTTTTTCATATTTATCCTTATCAATATCAAATATTGTAAGATATCCTTTGTTATCGTATGTGGCCGTAAACTCAATTTTATCCTGATTCATCATCTCAATCATGGCTTCATACATTTCTGATTTGTATTTAGTTGGTTCCATTAAATGAAGCTTATTGACTGCATTTGGGAATTTTTTAACATATTCTTCTGAATATTCTTTGTCAATCAGTCCTCTATGAGTTTTACCGGATTTATCTTTCCAATCAGGCATTAAATAGTCAGCAATATTAACACCACCACCACCAGAACCGGCATCAATATAAACTCCGAGAATATTGCTGTAGTTTTCATCCCCACCCTGGTTATAATCGAGAATAACTTGTTTCAAATATTCAATCTGGGCTGGTGTTTGCATAGGTTTCTTTTTCTTTTTATTGCTTATATCAATAAGATTTATACAATTTAAAAGTCTCATTTTATATTCAAGATCCCCATCTTGATTTTTTTCAGAGTAAATTTCACAAACCAAAATTACCGAATTATCTCGACTTCGAGCCGGGTCATATGCGATAACAATTTTTCTTTTACCAGTATCGTTATATAACACTGGTTTACGAATCACTTCATTACGCGCAATAACACCTCTACGAATAATCGCATTGGCACCTGCATCAGAAGTAAATTCACAATAATACTCTCTACGCGCTTTTTCTGGATTAGAACGCATTTCTGCAGCTACTGTACCGGGTGTTAACAAAGGCTCCATTGTTTCTCCACGAATAGTTGGTTTAAATGCAACTTCACAATCAATATGAGCTACAAAATAATCAGGATCTCCCATGAGTTGTCTTTTGCTAAAATCTCTATATAACTTATAGAATTTTGTATCTGTAGAAGAAGCAGAAGAAATATAAAATAATTGGTTCGGAATATTTGATGGAATACATCTTAGACGGTTACGATCGATTGATTTGCCATCACGATCCTTACCAGACTTAAAGCTTTTATTTACAATTGCAAAAGCTGCATATACCGACATCATTTCTTCATCAAGGAATCCACATTCATCAAATACAACACTACCACGCATACCTCTTTTTTTATCTACATTACTGTTAAGTGTTTGAGTAAATGAGCCATTATAAAGGGAATATGAGAATCCATTAGAAGAGTGACTGAAGCCATCTCCAGCAGCATTTTTAATTTCAATTTCTGCCTTAAAAATATAACCTGTAGAACCAAGCATAGTATCTATATTATCATTCGCAAGCCTTTCAAGTGTTGTGAACGTTTGTTCCGCCTGCGATCCAGAACCGGAAGCAATATATGTCCAATAGTTATTAAATAGCATATCTTTTGCCATGATCATAATATCTATCAATGTAGATTTACCAAATCCACGGGTGCACACTAACAAAACATTCGGACAGTTCCAGGCTCTCTGAATTACCCATGCTTGTGCATCAAGTAATTCTATATTAAAAAAATCATTTATAAATCTTACAGGATTGCATTGATAATATTTCTGAAGATTTGCAATTTTCATAAAACCTTCAAGTTTGCGTGAAGATAATGGGTAAACTCCAGGCTTTACAAAAATCTTATTTCCCTGTTCACAATAATTAAGCTTCGGAAGCTCTTGAATCAGATCCGGATTCATCATCACCAGTCACCTCCGTTTCTTCCTCTTCATCAGAGGAGAAGCAGGAGAATAGTTCATTCAAATCAACTAAATTATCCGGCTCTATTAAATTATGTTCTTCCATATAATCTTTAAGATCAATATTTTCACGTAATAAAATACGAGAAATTTCTTTGTAATTGTCCAAATCATCACGAAGCTTTGTTATCATTTCTCTTTGTTCTGCTAGCATATCAGAATATTCTGATTCATCCAGTCGGAGCTGCTTCAATATAGAAGCATTACTCATATCCATAACCTGACGCATACCACGACAAGTTCCGATATCGAATCCGTTTACTTCACCTTCACGCAAATTCATTTCTTTGATTTTACGTATTTTACCAGTCCAAGTATTTTCACCTTTTTTAGCATTTTTATTATTCTTTAAAGAAATACAACTTTCAGCAGCGAGATCCTTAATAATGGCAGTAAGATCTTTTTTACTCGCCTGTAGTGTTTTTATTGTAGCGGAATTTGTTCTAAGTTTTTGAACGTCAGACATATAAGTAGCAATAGCATTATCAATTTTTGATTGCTGTAAAAATGCTCTTACAATAGAAATAGCAGAAGCAGTACGCATCATATCGTCATTTGCGTCTTCACTAGAATCAAGCAACCCAATTAATTGAGAGTATAGAAATGGTTGATCAGACAATGCTTCTTGTTCAAATGGATCATATCCAATCAACCTAATTACATCAGCTTTATTCTTTTCAAAACCTTCATAATTATCCTGGGACTCCTTGCCTTTTATAACATCTGCAGGAGTCTTTTCATCTTCATATATAATTTTTTGTTTAAAAAAATCAGAATCCTTGAATTGTTTTCCAGAATATTGCTGCATTGCAATGGTTCTTATATATGTACTCCATGCATTTTGTTTTGCTCCTGGAATACCAGCATTTCTTTCAGCTGCTTGAACACTACTATTATAGACATTTTCTAAAAACGGTTTATTCAAATACTGTAGAGCAAGAATAATTGATTCTTTTGTCGGTTTATGTTCTTCTCCATTTTCATCTGTTCTTAATGCAATCTTTCTAGCACATTCAGAACAAATAGCTGCATATCCAGACTTTACTAAAGGATCCGTATTTTTATAAAAATTTTCTCTATTTTTCTTTTTAGGTTTTCCGCACATATAACACCATGCGGTATCTTCTTTATATACTCGAATTTCTTCTTCGAGCGCCTCTATTTTTTTCTTCATCTGAGTCGGAGTCATTTTTACCGGCTCAATTTTCTTAGTTGTTGCCATAAACAACTCCTCCTTGTACTCATAATAAAAAAATGGGCGTAGTAGGATTCGAACCTACAAAAACCTGATCCTAAGTCAGGCGCGTCTGCCAGTTGCGCCATACGCCCAGAAAATAGGAGAGCAAGAACGCTCTCCTGAAATGTATAATATAAGCAGCAACGCCACTCATACTATTCTTTAAGTTCAGTAGCAATACCAGATTTAATTAAAAATCTCGTTTCTGCATCAAGCACTTTTTCAATAACTTCTTTATCAAATCCAGTATTCTCATGTATAAAATTTAATATTTCGTCGAACTCGACAAACTGTTCTTCATTATTTGTTTCCATAAATATTTTCCTTTACAATTTATAATGATGTTCGTCTACAAGACCGTTTCCCTGTTCAAATACAAACATAGAGGCTCCTGCATTTGACACCTTATTAATTGAATAGCTATACGGATTTACACCAATAATCGAACGTACAGAAATATATTCTGAATTGATTCCAACATCTCCAGTAGTCAAACTATGCCAATGGCCTGAAATAATATAATCCAAAGGCACTTGATATGTTTTTGAAAAATCTTTCAAAGAATCACCTAGATTTTTTGTTTCAAAATGTCCTCCAAGAATTGTATATGTTGCAAGTTGTGCATATACAAGACCGGTTGGATTTTCTATAATTTCAACATTACGATTATCCTTCATACGTTCTTTCATAAAAACCAATATGGATTTACTCATATCTTCATCTGGAAAAGCATTTTTAGGCTGTCCTACTAATCTCAACTGATTGTGATTCGAACGTTTTACCATTTGAAATTTAATTCGAACATGATTACTTAATTCATTAAGCCATGTAGATAAAAAATCAGCATATAATATGGCAGAGTCAATTATTCCATATCTCAACTGCATAAGCTGAGAATTTGCACGAAGAATTCCATCTAAGGCATCGCCTAGTTCAAAAATATTTAAAACTTGAATATGATCTTTTTGAATTTGCTCAATAACTTTATTGTATAAATCCCACATACGATTCTTGAATATTTCCGGACTATATGCATTTAAAATATTTCCATATAAATCTTTAATCTCAAACTCAACTCCAAAATGAGCATCCGAAATTGTAAGAAGATATTCTTTATTCATATGTACTGGGGGAATGTACCCTGGTACATTTAATGGCTGTAATTGATTAACAGCATTTACAATATGTTCGGCAATTAGTTCATCCCTAGAATACTCACGAATCCATTTATTAAATTCTTGCTTTTCAGTCTGTAATTTAATACGTTCTTTTTTTAAAGCTATCTCATCAGAAAATCGTCCTAATTGAATAGAAGAGGATGGGAATAAATCCCATCCTGCATCTATATATTCTAAAAGTAATTTAGACCCTTTACGAATTGTATCGCGGTGCTCTGGCTCTTTACCATGACTAGAACGAAAATCTGCAACATCTTGCCACTCAATAGATGTATCTATTTGTTTTTTCTTAATAAGATCAAGCTGTTCTTTTAGAAATTCGTTATTATCCATATAAAATACCTTAATCTAATTCATCAAGATTGATGATTTCCTCAGTCTTAGTAGTAGTAGACATGTCAAAAGGTTTATCACCATATGCCTTTTCAAAGATATCTAAAATATCAATGATTTCACCATCCATATCTACAAGTTGTTCGTCTACCATATGAAGACCTTTGAGTTTACCATCATATTTAACAGTTTTTTTTAATTCCATGTTATTTTCTCCTTATTCTCCTTGACATATTGAACGTATAATAGTAAAATGATATTTGTGAAAGTTTAAAATAATATTCAGTATTAAAGAATATCTGATAAATCACAATCAATACCAATAATCTTATCTACAATTCCTTTTTCTTTTGCTTCATCTGGGAACATATAATATTCACGATCCTTGATTTCCTCAAGATATTCTGCAGTCATATTTGTATGTTCTACCATAAAATCATTCAGATGTTGCTCTAATTTATCATAAAATTTCTGAATATCTTTACCTTTATTAGATGAACTTACATATCCAGTCTGTCCATCATGATAAAGAACTACTGTATTTGGGAAGCAGTAACGTTTATGTCCTGCGGCCAGAATATAACATGCCATAGAAGCACATTTGGCAAATCCCACTGTAATAATTGGAGTAACAGATGTCTTAATAGAGCTTAATACCTGGTACCCGGAAATAACATCACCACCATCTGAATTGAGATAGAGATAAATTGGTTTCCTACATGATGCCGGAAGTGCCTTATCCTCTTTATTCCATTTCATGATCATTAAACATATATTTTCAATAACATTGTCATCAATAGTTTCGTTGACAATAATTTTTCTTTCTTTTAAATGCTCCTTGATAGTGCTCTGATAGAGACTATCGTCTTCTAAAATGTCTAAAAATTCCATATTCCTTGTTCTCCTATAAATAAATAACCATATCTTTTGATGAAGCAACCACTTTAAATGATTTGTTTTCTTTAGATATGGCTTCTTTTAAGTCTTCCTTTATACTGTTTTTCGCGACAACAGATCCGTGAACTAAAACTAATTTTTCTGTATTTATCTTCGATCCAAATTCAATTAGTTCATTTCTATTGGCATGACTTGAAAATGTACCTAAAGAAATACAGTCAGCTTTATTTTCAACCTTATCGCCACTTATTTTTATAAATTTATTTTCCTTATAATTTTTAATTCGATATGATAAATAAGAATTGTCTGCTCCCGTATATCCACTAAAAATCACCATGCTTTTTTCATCATTCAAATATTCATGTAAATAAGAAAGGATCCTGCCGTTTGTACAGAATCCAGAACTACTTAATATAATTTTTGGTGAATGATTTTTTACACATGCTAAGGAATCTTCTTTTTCTTTTATAAACTTCACATTCTCCCAATTGCATACACTATTCCATAATTTCAAATCGTCTTCAGATAGAAGAGTCGTATATAGATCACAAATATCACATGATAATATTGAATCAACTACAATGTCATATTTGAAATTTATATCATCATGAAAAATGTTATATAAATTGGTAAGAATTTCTTGTGTACGGCTGAAACTAAAACATGGCATGATTACTGTTCCTCCACGTTCTGTAACCGTATCAACTGCTGCTTTTAAATGTTCTAAATCAAATTTTCTTGTCTTTTTATTAATTCTGCCTGGTTCTCCATATGTACATTCCATAATGGATACTTTATTAAAAACATTTGGAATTTCAGTATTTGGAACGTAATGATTTTTTGTATTCAGGGATCCAATGTCAGAAGTGTATAATATAGAATTTGATACACCATTTTTATCTTTAAGAATTAATTGAAGCTGTCTAGCTCCGAGACAATGGCTATTTTCAAACCATTTAAAAGAAACTATTTCATCAAGAACATATAATTCATGTACATTATCATATTCATATATATAATTTAAAGTCGTAGCTACATCCTCTTCTGTGTAAATAGGAGAGTAGTTACGTTTATATTTAAATGATAAAGCATTTGCTTCACTCAACAATATAAAAGCACAATTATATAATAATGGCTTCATTAATTGAGCAGTTGCATGTGAAGCGATAATTTTTCCATTAAAACCTTCTTTTATTAACCTTGGAAGTAAACCAATATGATCAACATGTGTATGTCCTACAAAAACATAGTCGATCTCTGAAGGTTTAAATGGAAATTTCTGAGAATTGATATTATATGAATCCAGATAATTATTGTTTTGAAATAATCCGCATTCAAGTAATATTTTTTTTCCATTATATTTTATATAAGTGCAGCTACCTGTAACATCGTCAGCATTTTGACCTATAAAGTAAATGCCATCTTCTTTTTTCTTCCTGCCTATGTCAAACACCAACTTTCAAATTATTTTACTGCTTAAAATCGAAAATCTTTATCTCTCGGTTTTACAGTAAGAAAATCGGTCTGATTGATTGATTCTCTGTATCTGTTTAACATCTCGACACTACGAACATGCTCTACAAGAAAATAGCTTTTTGCTTTACTTTTATGGTGCTTATTACGTACACGCACATCAAAAGCTCTTCCATGATTACGTAAGTATTCTGCTTCTTTTTGACTGATATTAACCAATTAAGTTTCCTCACTTTTATTTATTTGTAGACTCAAAGGCTCATTATCTGTTGCAATCAGAGACAAAAACCTTTAATAAACCCAATCAAAGTGCAAGCACTTTCCATGGTAAAACTTATCTACTTGTTTTATGGAATTTTGATTTAATTTGTCAACCTCATGGGAGAAGAAGGACTCGAACCTTCGATGTTTCTTTGTGGGGGATTTACAGTCCCTTGCCTTCGCCGCTAGGCTACTCTCCCTTGTGTTAAGATGGGCAGCTACCCTTATCGAATATATAACCATAAGTGGAGGTCATATATTCTGTTGGAACCTTAACTTTCCATATAATTTTCGGTAAAATTATTAAAAAACTTAGCCGCGTCTCGTCCTGACTAAATCCCGCCAGATTTTTTCGCTACAAGGTATCTGGAACTTACCTAACACGCCCCCAAAGACTTGAACTCTGACTAACCGGGTTGGAGCCGGTTGTACTACCAATTATACGAAAGGCGCAAATAAAGGTGACTAATGGGATTCGAACCCATATAAGGCGGAACCACAATCCGCTGCATTGCCAAGTCTGCCATAGTCACAACGCTGCACACAGGATTCGAACCTGCAAGCCCTTTCGGACCAACGGTTTTCAAGACCGCTTCCTCACCAACCCGGACATGCAGCAAAATAAAAGGCAGGAAATTGATCCTGCCTTTCAACCGGAATCAATCCGGTTATCTTTATATTCATGATATGCTACAATCACATAACCAAGAGTTACATGGTAGGATTTTCACCTACGAATTCCCACAGGAGGTGGGCTGTAATCTACATATCTTGTAACGCAAAGCAGAGTAATCGAAACTCAATCCTGTCGGATCACATGACTTAGCAGGTCAGTTCCACACCTAGTGAATTTACTTTGCAAATGGACTGCTCCACGGAGAGTTGAACTCCGGACTCCTGCGTGACAGGCAGGTGTTATAAACCGCTTAACTATAGAGCCAAAATAGGAGGGGAGAGAAGGACTATACAATCCTTCTCATAAACAAAATGCGTAACCAAACAAATCAAAAGAAAGTATAATACTTTCAAATACTACTTCTGGGACTCGAACCCAGACTCCATTATTGGAAGCAGATCTTAAGTCTGCTGCGCCTGCCAATTACGCCAAAGTAGCAAAAATGTCCGGTACGGGATTTGAACCCATGTCACCGCCTTGAAAGGGCAGTGTCCTATACCGCTAGACTAACCGGACATATTCATCTGGGAAGCAGAGGTGCTGCCCCTCTTTTTATTTTATTACTTACTAAAACACAATTATCCGCGGCTCGTGTTCTTTCGGACCTATTCAAAAAATGCCGCATTTCTATCATAAGTAGCCTCGTATTGGCACTTCCCATATATTTAAGCTGGAAAAGCAGGAGTTGAACCTACATTTGATTCGCGAGATCATGTTTTTGCCAGTTAAACTATTTTCCAATATTTTTTATTTATGCTGAGATTACACATAAATATAGAAGCTCTTTCGAAACATTATGGTTTCTTTTCTTATCCACTATACGCCGCTTCGCGCACATATAGTAAGCTTCAACAACCGCCTTGTTTAAGAGTGGCACTTCTCTTTAGCCACATAACTACTCTGTTGTCATCATTCCATTGACGCTGCCGCGCCACAAAGTTCCGCTAAGAACACTGTGCAGAATCGGACAAACATATCAGAGTCTTGCGAGACTCATCAATGACCATATTGCATAAAATATACTATGGTATTAGGCTGCTTTCGTTATGCAGAGGTGTAGACTTTCGCTGTAGAATATAATATCAAATATCACACTTGTAGTTTTTATTAAATCCTTTGAAAATTCAATAAGTATAAGTAATTATTTATTATCTGAAAAGTCTTCTCTACTGAAGATGTGCTACACCAGACGCTCCGATCCCTTTTGAGGATAAGAATACATCACACCTTCATATCGTTCGGTTATTATCCCTACTAAATGTCCATACAAGCTAATTTGGCACATACCAATTCACTTATACAAATGGCTATCACCTTTGCTTAATAAATGCTCAGATTGAATAACCTCCTGATTCACCATCATATCTTCACAGTTTGCATGAACTATCCAGTTTGCGGCCGGAAAGTGTTCCTCAGCAGTCGCCCTTGGACCACCTTATCGTTCCCTGCTTCATGATACTATTTCCGCATAGGATTTAATCTTTTCATTTACCTATACGAAACGAGACCTTTTGAGTCTCTGGCATGTCAGTTTTGCTTAGATTGACTGCAATATAATTGCTTATACCGCAGCGACAGTGTGTAAATCTGCCTTTATACGCCTCACAGCGCACTATCGGAGCCAAGCCTCCATAATGTAATTAATTAAACAGAAAGGGTTGGCATATACATTTGTATATGACAAATAGCGGGAGATGGATTCGAACCATCGTCTCTAGGGTATGAACCTAGCAAGGATCCACTCCTCTATCCCGCAGTTGGAATGACACGATTTGAACGTGCGATGTCCTGGTCCCAAACCAGGCGGATTGCCAAACTATCCTACATTCCAATACTGACCCAGTAGGAATCGAACCTACGACATGCTGGTTAACAGCCAGCTGCTCTACCTATTGAGCTATGGGCCAATATAGAGCCTGTATTTCTACAGGCTCAAAGTATTATTTACGCATTAACAGCGTCTTTAATTGCCTTACCAAATTTGCATTTTACTGCGTTCTTTGCATCGACCTCAACAGATTCACCTGTTCTTGGGTTACGTGCAATACGTGCATCCTTATGTACAACAGAAAGAGTAACACCATCCATCAGTTTTACCTCATCGCCTTCAACCAGCGCACCATATGTTACGTCCTGCACAGCTTCCATAATTACTTTAATATCTTTCTGTGTATTATTTGTTGCTTCTGCAACAGCCTTAATTAATTCAACTTTATTCATTGTTAGTTCTCCTTTTTCTCATAAAAATAATAGTTATATAAAGCAAAAGCAGTGTACTGACCAGCACACTGCCTTGAATTATCAATATTTAATTTTCAATTATTCGCTGAAAATGTTTGATGCAATTTCAGCTCCAAGATCGTCTAAAGTACAGAAGGAATTGATATATGATACCATTTCATTACCGTCTTTATCTTCGCGCTTGATTTCAATCCCTTTACATTCAGGATTTTTACAAGCCATAACATTACCATGTATATATGTCATTGGGGTGCCACATGCTTTACACTTATGTTTACTAAGAAATCTTTCCTGCTGTTCTTTTAATTTCTTCTTATCAGAAGTTTTCTTTGTCACGGGCTTCATTCCCCATGCAGTTCTCATTTCTTCAAGTGATGTAAAGTGTTCTGTTGTCCCTTTGGACATTCTATAATTACTCATGATCTTTCTCCTTGTAGTCAAATATATTTGATTTTTTTAGCCGTGTATTTAACGCCCACGGCAGGCTACTACACAAAAAAAATTCGAATCCCATATTTAAACACGCATTGGAGACAGCGCGGAGAGTTTCGCTTTTCTTCAAACAGCTGTCTGCATACATGTACACATATCCTGCGCAAAATATGTGCCTGAAGATGCAACGAAGCGAAAAGTTATTCCCCTCATATACCACATGAATTTGCATTTGTGATTTTTGTTATTTTTAAAGGGTTTTATGCCGATTTTTTTTCAGATATTCTGCAATTTTTGGCGAAATTTTGTAAGAAAGCCTCTCTATTCATTCTGTATAATAAATTAAGAAGATTTCTTGTATAGCGCGAATAATCCTTTTTTCTTCCCCTATTACTTGTATTAAGAGCAATTTCAATCAATCTACTCATGGTTTTTGGATTTGTAATTTTCATTTTTCTTAATTCCGCTAAAATCTGATCGAATCTCTCGGTATATGCAAGAATTTCATCATCAGACATATTATCTTTACTTAAAAGTTCAAGTTCTTTTGCATATCCTAAAATTTTATCCATCTGTCTAGCATTTGCTTTGCCATTTACTTTTACGATAAAATTTTTAGTAGGAATAGTATTGGTGGAACGTATTGGCTTAATATCATTCATAACAATCTGTAAGCTATTCATTGGACATATATAAAAGGAAGAAATTCTTCCAGATAATTTTTCTTTCTGTTGATTAACCAATTCTCTTTCTACCTCTTTACCGTTCTTTGTGTAGTGAATTTTACGCGTATATCTCATGAATTCTGGAAAATCCCTGCGAACCTGTTTCTTGTTTCCTAACTCATCTTCAATTTCCTCTAACTGTTGCATGCAAGGAAGCTTTTTAATACGTTTTATTTCTTCTATAGCATCTACTTCGTACTCACGTTTACATCCGTCAATAATAACCTGAGCCAGTACCGAAAGAATAACAAAGTTGTCATACAACTCACGTCTTGGATTAGTCCAATAATAAGTCATTGCAAGCTGTGCGAGATTACTAGATTCCCCAATCCCAATACGTGATTTAGAGAATTTATTATCCATACGAGCGTATTCTTTCATTGTATTCTTATATGTAAGGCCACTTTCTTTGAGTTTATTAACAATAGTAGGATACTGTTCATATGCAGCCTTAGCACTTTTAACCATCACTTCATTATTTGTCACAAAAAAGAAATCTGAATCAAAGTCACAACCGTTGGCACGATCCTGAATATCTGTATGAATACAATTCACTGCCATAATGTTATTACTGAATACAAAATATCGCTGCATTTCGTCACTATATGTGTTATGTAAATAACAAATGTTATTTGGACTGTTATGTGGATTTCTAATACCACAAAGATATTCTCCGTCCTGAAAACGTTTTGTATAGCACTGAATAGTTCCTGGCTCTACATTAATCGTAGGATCTGTTTCCGGATCTTCTCCGACCGACTTAAGTAGGAGAGCATAAGGATTGCCAAATATTGTAAGATTATCTCCGTCGATAGTGATTTTTCCAGTTCGTAATCGATTTACATATGATCCCATAACTTGACATTTTTCATATCTGAACCATGTACTATTTCCAAAATCCTCATTCCAATCATATAAATCTGCCAACATTTCATAATGATTAATTATCGTAGCATTCTTCCTGAGATATTGAACATAAAGACTGTTATCATCTTTCATACCTTCTACATAATCTACGCTGGTTCTTGCTAGTTTCCGAACATCATCGGTAGAGCATGGAGATGGAATCTCTATATTATAAGAAGGAAGAGTATTAACCATCTGATAACTCATCTGCTGTACGCTGCCTAATTTACTTGGATGATCAGTTTTTACTATCCCCCAGTAAGAACCAGTCTCATTGACACGATCACACCAATACTGATAAGCTTCTGCAGGTGTATTACCCATCAGATTCATGAATTTCTTCCATTTAATAGCATTATCAGTTGTAATCATGCGAATATCCTTGAGCTTATGACAAACTCCGAACATATCCTGTACTTCATAAGTTTCATAATCATGTCCAGTTTTTTCACACCAATCCTTAAAAAATAACTGAATATGAGTACGAATTCCGCATGCCTTAAAGAAATGCTGTCTTAAAAGAGCCATGCCATTAACCCATTCCGGCAAAATATCAGATTCAATTAGCATTTCTCCGTCCCAGAGAGTATTTTTTACTTCGGTTTCTTCATCATGAACGACACATTTCTTTTTTATAACATTTACTCGTTTATATCTTTTAGTATATTTCGGAGTAACACCGTCTTTTAAAAATTTTCCTTCAGCAATAGCTCTTTGCTTTGCAATTTCTGTAGCAGTTTCATCCAAAACTTTTTCCTGAACTACATAATCCTCAGCTTTTACGATCTTGGCTATTGTCTTGTAGAAACTATCCGTATCTTTAATAATAAGAATGGCTTCTACAGGACAATAGAACTTTCCAACTATTGTACTGGTTGTAAGAGGAGCATATGCCGACATCTCTACAATCTTAGCATTTTCCATCGGCATTTTCTTTCCAAGACCCATCGTCAGCCAGTTATATGCTTTTTTATAAAGCTTTGAGTTAATAAACATCACCTGTCCGACTTTTGCCTTAGAAGAGTTGCGGTATAGCATTTTATAATTAATAACAGTCTTTTTTTCACCTTCTTTCTTTGTATATGAAGAAATGTATTCAACATTTACACCGTTTTCATAGAATATTTCCCGGATTTCATCTTTGGAACATTTCATATAATTGTCTTTATTATCAATTACATTTCGAAATATTGCTCGAATACGTTCCTTGGATTCCTCAGATAAAGATTTGTCATGTTCAAATGGTCCAAACTGCTTTAGCAAATGATCCATTTCTTCTTCATAACTACGACTTCCAAAATCAAAATCAAGACAAATAATGTCTCGTGTACTGGTATCATTCCAAACATTAAGTCCATTCTGTATAATATAATCACTGAATAGACTGTTACTGAACATTGCTTCAGTATAATCGTACCGGTTTCTGACTCCCTGGTTATATCCAAAGAGAGTACCGGCCTTTATATTTTTTATTTTTAATCCGAATTCAGACAAATGATATTTCTCCTTCCTCTATGTTGTATTGCATCAATAACATTTCCAATAGTAGGATATGGTTTTGTATATTTCTGCATAATAGTAATCCTTTCGTATTTTATTTAAATTATAGGATTTAGATTTCTAGTACTGACTGTTCCATAATTATTATTAGAAATTGCAGGTATACAGATAGAAGTTGTTTCAGATTCTACAATTCTACGTTTCATTTTTATAAGTTTCTTCTCTTTTTTATTTAATTCTTTATATTCTCTCTTCAAATTACAATACTCCTGCTGTAACTTAGTTTTTTGGAAGAAATTTTTACTATTTTTTAATTCTGACTTTAATTTAGAGATTCGTTTACGAATTTGTTTCACAGTCGATCCGTTTATATCTTTTACTTTTTTCTGATACCTAAATTCATAATACTTACGTAATTCAGAAGAAAAACAATTCATCAGATCAGACCATTTTGCTAATTCAATCTCTTCAATATCAACAGACTTAGCATAATCAATAATATCCTTTACAAACTCTAATGTAAGAATAAATGTTTCATATTTTAAAGTGCTTTTAAACATACGAAATTCAATGGTATCCTTATGCTGTAAATTCAATGCAGCACGTTTACCTTTATCCTTATACTTACCATACAGTTCAACTATTGAATCTTCATTTTGCTTTTCACCGGCAAATTCACTATAGTCATTGTCGCGCCTTGCAATCACACAAATTTCATCATTAAATTTTTCAAGAATATAAAGGATCTTAGATATAACTAACTCTTGTGATATTCTTGATTTCCCTAAATAGCTACGATTCGCATGAATATGTAATCCGGCAGTTTCACAATCATGACCTTTATATCCTTCTTTATCAAGATATTCGAACATTTCACGGTAGTTCATTTTGTTCTTATGAAATTCCAAACTGCATGGCATAGTGTCAAATTCAATCTGTACAGTGCTATCATGTGTACTGTAAATAAGATTTTCTTCATCACTATCAGATCCATTCATAATCTGAATACATTTTTTTACTGTGGAATTTTTGTCATTATCAGAAGAGATATTATTATTTCCACCTACTTCAATCTCTGCTCCGAGCAGGAGAGTAGTATCTTCTGATTCTCCAGGCATAAAATGTTTTATGTATTTTGGTACATAATTAAATTGATGAATGTATGTTTTGAATCGGCTTGAGACAAAACTACGAAAGTATCCTCTCTCAAATTCATAACTATTAGAAGATGCCCTTACATTATCTATCAGCCTATTAAAATTGTTAATATTGTTAATATTAAGTTCCTCTTCAAAAGTAGATGTTACTTCAGACCTACGACCTCTTTGCGTAGATGATGGTTCAAGGTGACACAAACGTATAGCACAAAGTATGGTTCCATCACAGTTATATACATATGCTTTATTGCACGTAGTATCGTATAAGATTCTGCCATGAATACAATTGCTGTTTCTACTTTGTTCTGCCAATACACTATTAAGTAATTCAAAATCATTCCCGCCATATTCACGTCTATTCATATTTTCGAGTTTTGTTATTATTTGACGTCTATGTGAATCTGTGTCACATTCATGATAGATATTGCTATGTAATTTTAATGCATCATTAATAATTTCAGCGTAATCATGAGGAAGATAATATGTATTATATTCATTATCAACAATATAACAGGCATCACCTCTATATCCTAAATGAGTATAATTAATAATTTTCCCATTTACTGAATATGGATAATGTAAATTTAAATCGAATGTTTGCCATCTATTTTTAAATCTTATGATTGGTAAATAACTCATATTTTTAATAGGTAAGAGCACCGGCAGGCACTCTTACCATTCCCTCCTTATCTTAAAGTACACGTTTCCAATATTCTTCGTCTTCATATTCTTTATCAGTCATACGTAATAAATGCATCTCCTGCATAAGCTGTGTAAAATCAGATTCGAAAAGTTTTACTGCCAGGTCATATAATTCATCAAGCATATTAAGTACTTTTTCAATAAAATCAAGAATAGAATAGCATTTCCTATGTCCTGGTTCTGCATTGTAATTTTTCATGCGGATCTTAACATTTTTATGATAAATCTCGTCAAACCTTGCGTATAAGTAAGACCATCGACTCTGGGCCAGCTCTGGGGATCTTCGTCTCATTACTCTGTTCAGCATCATACGTTTTGTTGGAGCCGGTACATTTCTGGAGATAGCATTAATGACATCCTGTTTTTCGGCTATTGTCTGAGTTAATCTACCACAACGATTATTTAAATGTACAATTTCTTTCTCCCTCTCTTCAATAATCTTCTGAGCTGCGATAAGACCACGAGCCACGATCTCTGCCGGAGTCATATTTTCCTGATTTCGGATGTAAGCACCATTCTTGCGGATAGAGGGAAGCACTTCTGAAGTAACCCAGTGCTTGAACTCTTTTGCTGATGGAAGCTTGCTGCTGAGGATGAGAGAGTAAAGGCCGGATTCATTAATAATGGTGGCTTTGCTCTTATAGTTTGAACCACTCCCCTGAATCAGGGTACTGGTTTTATCTTCATCGGAAACATGATTAGCAATAGCATTTTCCGGCTTCTTATATCCCAATGCTACAGCTACATCCTTACCTACGAACCACGGCTCACCGTCAATCTCAACAGTTCTCAGCTCACCAAATTCTGGATGAACAAGATTCTTGAAAACTGTCACCTCTGGAGCAGCAGTGGTAGTAGTAGAAGAAGATGCAGAAGAGTTATTTTTGTTCTGCATATAATCAAACATTGAAATCTGTTTATTATCATCCACCGGAGTATTCATCCCTGGGATAGGATCCATTCCAAGTGCTGTTCTCATTGTTGGGTCTGTGAGAACTTCTTCTGGTACGTCTTCAAATTTGGATTCTGGTTTTGTGTTTGTTGTGTAAGTACTCATTTTGTTTTTCTCCTTTATTGTTTAATTAAATTTGTTATCATCATTTTGATCATATTCAATTTCTTCGTCATCATATTCATCAGTATCAGATGCAGCACATAAAGCCCAACATCCAATACCGGTTAATACAAATAAAAGAATACATATAAGTATTACCATGATTTATCCCCCTATTGTGGTATATCACATATTGAAATTTCTTTTTCTCCTATAATACAGAAGAAATCTGGTTCATTATGAGTTTCTTCCAGCCAGGTTTTAATAACCCCCGTCAAACGTTCGGAAAGATCAGCCAGTTGTTCGGTGGTATAAGCTGTTCTGCTATCTAACCAGTCATCTACAAGATCACCGACGTTTGCTTCTGCTTCCTCCCAGACAACCTCAAGAACTCTTTCTGCATCAACAGAGATTTCATATGGTCTAAGTTCCTGAATTGTAATTGATTTGATTTTTATATTTTCTTCTGCAAAGTAGTCTTGAGCATCTGCAATGCATTCTTCTATGGAGTCAAATGCTGTAGCAGAAGTGTAATCACTGTCATGTTCTAACTGCCAAGCATATTTTTTATCTTTATTTTCTTTGCTCTGCATAATTTAATTATTTCCGTCCTTTCGAGAAGTAGTGTTGTTTGGATCATCCGGATACAGATATCTTTCTATATAATCGCGACCTTCACCTATGAATCGTGGAATATCGAAGTCATGAGACCATGTATCTGCTGTAATTTGTTTACCATTTAATAAGAAAGAACTATGAGCAGATCTGATGATACAGGTACCGCGCTGTTTGTAAATTTTAAGTTTGTTCCAGTCAATATCTTTTTGCTGAATAAGCATTTCTATGATTTCTTGATTACATTTACCATTTAGTTCGGTCTGAGAAAAATGTGCTTGACCAACCATTTGAATAGAGTTACGAATTGCATCCTGCTGTCTCCAGTTAAAGTAGTTTGTGACTTCTTCTCGTGGGAGATTGAATACGCATGCAGCAAATTCTGCTCCTTTGAGTAATGCACGATCATAGCTGTGGTTTGGAGAATAATATCTTCTGCCGATAATTTTTACTAATTCTTTAAATTTTTGATTGAAATAATTAGTGGCCATAGATGCTGCTATAGAAGCAAGTTTCTGGACCCGGTTATCAAACCATGGTGAAGTTTCAAGTTTCTCATAATCAATAAGAAGAAGATTAATTTCATCTGATTGAGTATAAGCCAGGACACAGCCCTGGATATTTCTACAGAGGTATTCTGCAGTATAGCGCATAGCAGCCATAAGTACCTGATCAAATGGTTTTTTGAACCCCCTGGTAAAAGTATGGAATGCACGACCATCGATTTGGATGATCACTGGGGTGCGAGGGATTAGATGAGCATCTGTAATTGATTTGTAGGATCTCATTCTGAGATCGTATTCTGTTTGATGTGACATTTTGGTTTTTCCTCCTGTTATTGCTAAGGTTTACGAGTTATTGATGTGTTACTTAATGTTATTGAATGATCAAAACAAGTTGTGGATATTTGGAATTTGTAGATTTTCTTTGCACACTGAGTTAATTTAGCTTGTTTTGATAATGAGATAATAGCACAGGAAGATGGATTTGTCAAGAAAAGAAGCTAAATTAACTGAAATATTTGAGATTATGCGTTTGAAAATATGGACGGTAGATAGGGTTTGGAGGGTAGTGTGAGGTGAGATTTGTGGAGTGTGGAACAATATGGGCGGTGATTATAGGAGTTTGACGATGTGGGGAGCGTTACATTTTAATAGGAAGAGAGGGCGTATTTTTCAAGCCAGTGTGGAAGTTAACCGGCTTAGGTCTTTCTGGGTAATTTTAGCCCATTTTGGCGTTAAAAGTACCCCCTTTTTGAGTAATTCCAATTACTGCTAATTTTATGCATAATATAGCTAATTTTATGCATATATACATGTTTTATGCACGAATTATGTATTTATATGAATAAATATTCTATAACTTTTTTTATACATTTTCATTTTTAGACAAATGATTTTGGTATTATATAGTTGTCCGAAGGGACGGTAAACACTTGAGCGGTTCAATTGAATATCGCGAACATGCAAATACATGTGATATGTCCAATGCCCATGTGGGGCGCATATCATAAGTAAAAGCATTTTCAAAGTATTCCGTAGTATCGCAATTAGGACGCTGATTTTTCAGCAGTCCATCCCCCTTTATCATACAGGGCTAAAGTGTGGTTCGTGACAGTCGCTGTCAAGAAATGAAAATGCGACAGGGAATAACAACCCTATATCAATGTTACCATTTGTCGAAAAGGCGTTCCCATGGAAATTTCTATGTGAATGCGGTATGTTTAATCTAAGTGATGGACGGGCAAACAGCTTGCGCTAACATAGGCAAGAAAAAAGTTTTGAAAGTCGCTGAAAAGCATGGTAGGCAACAACCCTAACAAGGGGGCGCGGAAAAGCGTTAAAGTACCGTAGGTGGGCGGTATATGCGAGCGAATAAAGTAGTAGTTCGGTATGATGGAATAGACATACAGTGAAGCAATTGACTAAACAAATTGCAAAACAGTCTCGAAGTACTGTCATAGGCACATGGGAAAAAGCGTAACAGTTCCAACGTGACGCAGACTCCCGTAAAAGTGGTATATCGGATTCCTGTCCGGCATATTGAATACCGTGTTATGCACGATATTCCCTATTATAAAATTAGGTAAAAAGAATATCAGCAGGCGTGTTAGTAACGCCATAGGCGCGAAAACAGTCACACTAAAATACGAATGAGAGGTATAATATTATGTTAAAATCAGAAAATATCGTTATCAGAGTTAGCAACCAGAAACCAGAAACAATGGATAAAATTAGCAATTTTGTTCACTATCTCTGTTGGTCTAATGAACTCGAAGCACTGTCATCAACGTTTTCCAAAATGCGCTCATTGATTGAATGCACATTCCCAACTGAGAACGTTGACGAAATTAACGACCTTAGCAAACTTATTTTGGTTGATGGTCTGGACGTCCAGAAATTTCTTGACACCAGAGACCAACTGGAAAATGTAAAGGCTATACTTGCAAATCTTGACAGCGTAGGCGCTAATAAGGTCACTTACAATGACTTAAACAGCACTGACAAAATTTTTCTGACTTTACAGGCTCATACTGCTGTAAAGTCAATTAAACTTGACAAATCAATTCTTGTCAAGGATGATGGCACAAATTACGACTTTTCTCCATTAATCAGTAAATGGGTTGAGTCTGGACAGGGTTTATCAAATATTAAAAAGTCACTTTCAAAAGTGTTTTCTAATATTGTGGGAAATGACGGTGAATTATTCTATCCAGTAAAAGTCAAGGGTGGAGATATCCCAGATAGTGACGTACGTCAATTCTTCGGCGCATTTACTGGTAATGCTAGACGTTCCGGAAAAGACAAAAAAGAACAGTACACGTGGGTAAAAGACTATTCTGAAAAGAAAGTCTTGACCGCCCTGACAGACTTGTTTACGGTTGTATTTGAGTCTGGTAATTGTCAGACTATTAAACCAGAAGAAACAAAGTAATAAAAAAGAGGTGTGAACCCTCTTTTTTATTGCGCAAAAATAAAATTAGAAAAGAGGGTTTATATCATGGGTAAAAAAGGTATCAAAATCTATACAAAAGTAGCAGCTAAATATAATACTTTATTTGAGGGATATCCTGTCAAAAAGGGTGCGATTTATGGACGCGCTTTAGTTCCGTATATCGACGACTTAGGATACACAAACGATTATGTTTTCTTTGTATGTGACGCGCCTAAAACATTGAAAACAGGAATGTTATACATTCATGTTATGAAACGTGAATGGAATAACAACGCTATATGTACCGTAAAACGTATCACATGGCACGACGTAAAAGTAGGGGTTAATCATCCTATTTATATCGCGGTACGCGAAAAATGCGCTGAAATAGGTGGTTATCCTAAAGTAACAACCTTTACAGACCCGCGTAAAGAGGCTGTAAAAGTGGCTGAAATGTACAGTCAAGTAGCACATTCCGCGTGTAAAGTGCGTAAAGCACAAGAGCCACAGGCTCGTTGCTATAAACAGTCAATGGTTGACGGTAAAGGTTATTCTATTGACTGGGAAGCTGAGATTCAGGCAATGCCCGAAGAGGGATACAATGGTTTGCCTGTGCAGTATCCGAACGGCAAAAAAGCCGCTAGTTTTACATCTTTTGAGGGTGTAACTGATACCGAACAAGCCATGAGAAGAGACGGTATGAAAGTCAATCAGACTAAAATCCGTCCAGAGAAAGAAAAGAATACCAAAAAATTGTGATTAAAATTAATGGTATAACCATTGATTGTTAATTCATCCAGTGATATGATAAGGAGGTGATGCATTGGAGGTGAATTAATATGAATAATAATTTTGAATTTAAAGACTGGTCTGTAAACAGGCGCGCAAGAGCATTAGACCATATGGACCAGTACATTAGAAAGATTGTCAATGTTGATGGACCAGACTATTTTTTCTGGGAAAATCATGGTATTGGTAACAAATCCGATGAAGAGGTATTAAAGATTGCGGCAGACGATACAGCTTTTATCAATGCGTTGTTTGCGTTCTATTTAACAACCGCTTCAGATAGTGATGTATGCACTATCAAAAAAGAGCGCTTCTAATCATAGTGCGCCATTACAACTAAATAATAATCAATCTTTAAGAGAGTATTCATGTACTCTTTTTTATTGCAAAAATTCATATAGCAGGAGGAATAACATCAATGTTATCACAAATTTTATCAAATCCACAACCACACCCTAAGTACCAGTTATGCATCATTGTGCCAAATGGTGCATCTGGTACAACATTAAAACACCTGTACACATCTCCACGTACAGGTCGCAAATTTGCCAGCGCGACACACGCTGATAACTATACTTACGAAGAAGCACAGAAGCTTCTTAAAAGTGCACCTTATAAATTTTATGACTGGTTCATCCAGTCTGAATACGACTGCCATTACCGCGAGACAGACGAACGCGGTAACATCAAAGATTACATGTGTGCATAACATAACAGCACATAAGTAATAAGTAACTAATCAACCATTAAACTTGCTATCCCTTATTCCTGTGAGGAGCAGGCTTTTTCCTATCGAAAATTGCAAGGTCGAACCTTGATAAGGGATTTTTCTATGCTCTTCTATAATGCCCATGAAGAGTATAGATTTTACCAACGGAAACAAAAAAGGTTATGCCTAAACCAAAAGGCAAGAAGGAGAATTATCATGACAAACATAAGAATTAACGCATCCCTTAACACAGCAAAAGAAATTATCAACGCACTCATGGAATCTGATGCGATCTTCTATGACCGCACAGAGGGTAATGAGTTATCCGGACGCTTTAATGTTCAGATGACATTTGCAGAAGCAATCTGCTATCGTCCACAGTACACAGTGCGCAAGCTGCGCAACCTTGTTCTTAACAGACATGGTTCATTGTCAATTCGTACCAGAATTGCACTGGCAGCAGTATTATCTCAGTGTGAATTCGACACACATGAGGACGCACTTATTCCGGTGCTGTTTACCAGGAATAAAGAACTTATCCCAATCTACAAACAGTTCGAGAAGAACTGGGGTAAGTTCAATTTTGAAGTATCCTTCATACAGGATACTGATAATTACGAAGATTTAGCTCCTCGATATGAAATTAACTTCATGTCCGGTGAGTGGACGGACATCTGGGTAGGTGGAGTTACTTTATGTGATGATGAGGAGGTAAGATAACATGAAGAAATTGAGAAAATATTTTACAGAAGAAAAAGTCGATGAAATTTTCGACATAATGTTCGATTTAGCCATGGGATTAGGACCAATACTCATGATCCTACTCCCAATCCTTTGTGACGCTTTTTTAAAATAATATAAGGTTATGCTTTTCCCTTAAAAGCACTGGAGGAAATCATATGAAATCAAATGATACAATCAAAAAATTCGATACATTCGTATCTCGTAACTTCTTCGGATACAGTGCACACACGTTGTACCAGGAACTCTGCCATTCATATCCGGTAGAAGTATCATCACAATGGGTGTATGTCAATATCTGGCATACATTTATTAACCAGGACACACCAGAAGATATTGATATTGCACGTCATGTAGCGTGTATCATTATTGGTGATCCGAACTTCGAAATTCGTGCTCTTGATGCTCGTGATTACATTGATTACTGTATGATAACTCATGAATATGAGCGCCTTGCAACTCTTGCAAATGATGCGCTTGATTTATATCTTAAGGGCGTTATTAGTCTGCATGAATTCAAGCTCATCATTGCAGCTAATAAAAACTAATTAAATTATCTGTCAGTATGTATGATTTTCCTTGACTGGCGGATTTGAAAAACGGAAACAAATTTAGAATCAATTTTTCTGGACGGGATACCCCCATGTACAGGGAAATTGATTCTAACATACAGGGAAATAAAAATTAGCTGTCCTATCGGCATACGGGGAGAATGGAGATTAATTATGAAGAAAAAAATATTCGCAGCAATTATCACATCAATCACAACATTAATACTCACCTGTCAATCAGTTCCGGCAAGTGAAACAGAAAAAATCTTTACTGATGGATCCGAAATCACATCAATTGAAACTACGGAAACCGGTGCACTCTATACATTTACAGACGGAACCGGATACTATCATGAAGAAAATGAAATTCCGGAACTTTCAAATGTAAATGGTCTGTATCCACTTACCGGAATTGTTACAGAAATCGAATACGATGTAGAACCGGAAGTTGATCTTGTAACAATTACCTGTTCCAACGGAAATATGTTCTCATGGTATGCAGATGCCGGAGATTATGAAATCAATGACCTTGCGTCCTGTATCATGGATTCCAAGGGAACTAAATATGTAACTGATGACGAAGTGTTGCTGGCCCATTATGCAGGTGGATTAAAACACTTCGAACAGTATGCAAATTAAATTGAACACATAAAGGAGAAAATAAATGACAAGAACAGAATATAATCAGCGTGTGATTACACGCAAAAAACGATCAACCCTTATTAAAGGCAGCTTAGGAATAGCTGCTTTTTTAATGTTCGCAAGTATTGTCGGACATATTGATTCTGACGTATATGCAGGGATCCATTCTGTCAAGGGAATTGTTTCCGTATCCGGGAACTATATCCTTGATGAAAACGGTCACACATATGATGTATCCGGATTCCAGAGCGGATCCGAAGTAACAGTGAAATTAGATAAACAGGGAAATATTCTGTCTGTTGTAAGTAAATAAGAATAAGGAGAACAGCCATGAAGAAAATCGAAAGAGAAGCAGAATACATTGCGTCAAGAGAACCAGATAAAGAAGCCCGTTATTATTTCGGACAGATTAAAGATATCCTGAACCTCATCAAGGCAAAACAGTTGCCGGACGGAAGATTCTCTGATGATGAGGTGTGCTTATTCGAAGAAATCTGCCATGCATTTAGTATAAGAATGGAAGAGCAGACTGTTGAAATCAAACAGAAAGCTGTCAATTCAGACCAGGAAGGGACAGCAACTGTGTCTATATCATGGTTCGACGGAGAGCCTTCTGCAGTAAAGTCATTCGTAGAATCATTAAATGATGACTGGACATATGTTCCAGTGTGTCTTGTAGATACACTTGTAGCTAGAAATTTTGTCACATATGCAAGAAAGGTGAGGTGAGTTATATGATATATTCAATGGAAACTTATCTCGATGATGATAGACTTCCGGTTATTGAGAAGGCAAAGATATGTGAAGAGAAAGTAACACTCAATAATCCAGAACTAATATTTAATTTCTTAAATAAATATCTTCGGCTAGGGAAACGGACTGAGGAATATGTGTACCTAATATGTTTTGACACAAAATCACACCCATTAGGCTTATTTGAAATTAGCCATGGGACTGTGAATTCGGCAGTATTATCCCCAAGGGAAATATATATGAAAGCTCTATTATGTGGTGCTGCCAATATAGTTATGGTCCATAACCATCCTAGTGGTGATGTTTCCCCGTCTCAAGTAGACATGAACGCTATGGAAAGAATTAAATCCGTAGGAGAATTGTTATCACTTCCCTTAATGGATTTTATTATATGCGGAGATATCAGCTACTTTTCCGCTAAAAAGCAATCAATTTTTTAGAAATGAGGTGAATCATATGGAACACAGATACAAACTCCGGATCTATTACAAATCCGGTGCGCAGAAAGGGAACTTAAAAAGGGAAGAGTTCTTTGATTCCCTTGATGCCATGAACAAAAGATACAGAGAATTGTTTAAACCAAAAGAATATGCTTTAAATCCCACAGCATGGGAAAGAATAAATGGAGAATGGCTGAGAATGTTTATTACATCAGCCGCATAAGAAGGGAGAATAATCATGATACCAAAACAAAAGAAATTAGTAGCGCTTAATGCCGATATCAGAGGTATGGTACAGGCAATCAAAGACTTCAAAACAAGAAGAAAATCTGCTATTGAAGCAAATGACTATGAGACAGCAGAGCAGATGTGGCATGACGAAAAAGTAATGACGCAGAATCTAGCTGAAGCAAACTACCAGAAGATTAGACTGTACTATTCCAAGGCAGATGCTATCTATGAAGACAAGATTATTGCAATCTGCAGCCTGCCAGGGTTGATAGGCATGAAGGAAGCGAAATTAATTGAATGCTGTGCCAATATCAACGGTCGCAAGCTCTATGCAATTTAGAAAGAGAGGTGAACAACATGAAAGGCAACGGAAGCATAGGGAATATCGTAACCATGGGAGAATTTCCATTATATGGATGTACAAACATCCAAAAGAAGCATTACGAAGAAGCTCAAAGTCGATTCTTTTGGGATGAAGAAATCCGTAACTTAATGGAAGACTTCAAAATCCCTAAAGATGTGATTAACAAAGTCATTCGAACAACAGAAACCGAATGTGAAAACCAGACATCAAGGCAAAAGTACGATCATGCCTGGAGAAAGTTCTGGACATTGATCGGTTAAAAACTAAATAAAAATTAAATAAAAGAAAGAGGTAGATTAAAATGATGAACTACAAAGCAATCGAAAAATTACTTACAGGAGAAACAGAGAAAGAAAGCAAAGTAATCAGACCGGAAGTATTCAAAGATCAGACAGCATACAACACGGTGATGAATAACTGCCAGAGAATCGGAGGCAAAAGATTCTGCTGTATTCCATTGGAGCTTCTGGAAATTGATGAAGATTACCAAAGAGTATATTGTATTAACATGGAGAAAGTATACTCTCTGGTACGCAAATGGGACTTCAATAAATGCGAACCAATTCTGGTATCTCCACATCCAGAAACAGCAACATTCGCAGTAATTGATGGATCTCATAGAATGTTGGCAGCAGGCATTCGGGAAGAGAAATATGTTATTGCGGTACTTACAGAAGGATTACCTGTGGATCCTATGGAAAGGAAAATGAAAGAAGCCGCATTATTTTCCGAACAGGGAGATGATGTTGATAAATTATCGCTTGCTCAGAAACACAGAGCAAATGTCACTATGGGTGTCAAAAAATATTGCGTTCTTGACAATTGCCTTAAAGGAAGAAAATTACTTTTAAGTGTGCATGAACTGAAGAATCTTCCAAAAGAGAAACGAGATGCATTAAAAGCAGCTGATTACAAAGTCCTCACAGGATATGCAGCAGCAAGAGATGCAGCAGCTCTTACTAATGGTGAAGAAACTCTCAATAATATCTTCGATATTATCGAAAAAGCTGGATGGCATACAGAGCCAAATGGATATGCAGCAAATGTTATTCGCCCAGTAAAAAGTGTTTTGAACATGCATGATAATGATCCACGAGTTGTTAATGCAATTATTGGAATATTTGAGCCAATAAAACCGAACACATTTTTCGCTGATGCACTTTCGAAATATCATGGCAGAAGACCAGCGGAATACCTCACAATGCATCTGGAAAAAGAAGTTGCTAAGAAATTAGGGATTCAACCTTTATATACCGGCGGTGATTTAAGAAAAGTTACTTCTGTAATCAATAGTCAGCGCTATTACGGAGCAACTGGAACAGAAAACAAATAAAACAAATTAAATTATACAGAATATAGCACTTGCATTTTAGCATCGTAAGTGCTATACTCTGCTCAAAGACAAACGAATGTTCGATATCATAATTCAGTTTCGGCATATGCGGCGTGAAATTTAGAGCCGCTCTCCTTCTAAATCGTAGCTGAATTATGCTATTGAGCATAAGAATAGGAGAGAAAGCAAATGAATAAAGCAGAAGCAAAAGCAGTAGTAACAATTCCAATGAAGGGAAGATACTTTCTTCATAAAAACGGAAGTATTATTCCGGTCACAGACCTGATCAATGCGATCTATCTCATGACAGGTGATGAGAAAATTAATGAATGGGATCCGGATCTTGAATTCTATATCCGTACATTCTTTGGAAACATTGTAAGGGAAATGTCTCCTACAGAAATTACTGTACAGAATTTCTTGAAACATCACGAAAAAGTGAAAGCAATCAGATTGTATTATCACATGCACAACACAGAGTCGCAGAAATGTACATTGGTAGAAGCCAGAGATTATGTGGAACAGTTGAAAACAAAAATGAAAGAGAGAGGTGAACTGTAATGACAAAGATTAAAGAAGCAGTAGATAATCATAAAAATTACGAAAAATTCCATGTGAAAACAATCGTTGCCCACAATGGAGTGCTGGTTGACATTGTAATTTCTGCCTCATACGAAGAAACAAAATTCGATAAAATCATGGCAGACTGTAAGCGCCAGGAAGAAGAACGTAAGCGTGAACGACGTAGAGAAAAAATTAAATTAATCAATCTGTTCACAGGAAGAAGAGAAAAGAGGGAAATCGCATGATAACAAGTAATAAAATGCCGGAGCTGGCCCCAACAGATATTGTAAAGTTAAGAAATGGAAAAATTGGGATTGTGTTAGGAAATAAGAATTCTAATAACCATCTTGCTATTTACACAAATAATACTACATGTGTATCTTGTGAAGAATATTTAAGTAATTATGAGTCAAACAGACATAATAATGATCGCAACATTGACATTATCAAAGTATGGAAATCAAATTTTGAAAGGCAATGTGCTTTAATTGATGAATTCTATACAAAAAACAATGCTCCAACATACATGGATCCTGATTGGGAAGAACCAACTACAATGACTGTAAAAGAAATTGAAAAAATTATCGGTCATCCGTTCACGGTCATTGAGGAAGAGGTGGGCGAAGATGAATGAAACACTGTCATTCGCAGGATGGAGACCAGGCAATCCGGATCAAATCATCCCGTGGAAAGAGAAATTCGATGAAGAATATAGCGACGGAGGCCAGTTAACATTACTGTCAAAAGAAATCTATCAGGCAGAAGCAGATGAAGATATGCCGGCTTTCGAATATCGCTATATTATTAAAGCAATGGATCTGCAGGCGTTTGGATCAGATCAGAAAACAATTTGTTTCCGCTTATATATGTGTCCATTACATAAATACTGGGAATCAGAATCATTAAAAGGTCTTTCAGAAGATAATAATAAAGACTGGTTCTTCGAAGATGCAGCAGATTCAGGTATCCTTCCGTATATAGGAGAAGAATATTTAGATTATTCAGATGATGATGTTTCGCCGGATGAGAACGGTAATAAATGGTATGATTACTTTTATCATATTACAGACTGGTCTAAAGCTAACGAAATGCTAAACATAATTACAACAGTTCTGTATCCGATGGACAGTACACGCGGTCACGGTCTTGACCAGGTATGGAACCAATTGGGAAACACTGGCTGGGATTTACTTGAATACATTCTGAATGGAAAAAATTGTGTTGACGCGGCATTATCAAGAATGCATAACTGCAATAATTAACTTTACAATACGAGAGAAGAATGATATATTGATTATAACAAGTTAAATTAACTATATACAAGGAGAAAAATATAATGAAGACAAAAGCAGTCCGCAGCCAGAGAATCGCATGGCTGTTGAGGAAAGAGGGATTTAAAATTCTTGGCATCACGCCAAATAGAAGACGTCCAAATCTGGATGTTTATATATTTGAAGCAACACCGGAGTTATGCACAGCTCTTGATACACATATCCAAAATAAAGACAACAGAAGGGATAACTAACGAAAGTAAATCGGAGGGAAAATCATGAGTGAAAAAGAATTTGACCGCGGTAAGTGTTTTACATTCTTTGCTTCTTATAGGAAACAGGGCGAAAGAATAAAAGAAATTCTTGGGCCGGAGAAAGCTCTGGAATATTATGAGGCGGTCATAGACTATGGACTGTACGCCAAACCGATAGATAATAATCTCCTATTATATGTAGGAGATACCTTACTTGAAACGATCGACTCATCCCAAGAGAAGCGGTCACGAGCATTTGGTGAGAACATGACCGTCACTTTATCCATCTTGGAATTGAAGCGTGATCATCCAGAATATTCTCAGAATCAGATTGCGCAAGAGCTGAAGACGAGCAAAGGCAAAGTCAATAAAGTGCTTACAAAATACAGAGATGGCGGGTATGCAGATTTTGTTGACTTTAACTTGCTCATAAATGAAATTGAATATGATCCTACGGGGCAGGTGATATGGCCATCTGGTTCCGGTACTGGTACTAATTATAATAATAATAATTATAATAATAATAATAATAGTACCGACCGGTACCGTGACCACCAGCGTGACCGCTTGGATGGTCTGGTAGCCGGATCGCTCGTAGAGGTCGCTGGCGCTCCAGATGTCGTCGCTTCCGCTCCTAACTCCGCTGACGCTGCGCGCTTACGCTTGCCGGATGATCTGCCGGAAGATATTCGCAATATAAAATTCGAAGCGAGAATAGATGACAAATCTATGTTAGAGGTTATGGATCGTGATTATCGTGATTATTTAGATGATGGTTGGGAGACTCACGAGGATATTAGAGATAAGCTTATCGAGAAGTTTACTACCGGATTCTATTGTGGTGATAAGGATAAAATAACTGCTTATGCAGAGTTCTTGATGGAACACTATAAAATTTAATTAAACAAACAGGAGGAAGATATGAAAGTATTTTTATTATGTAGTCTTAATGATGAAGATTACAGACGTCCATGCTTTGAATTCTTTAAGAGTCTTTCTGAAGCTCACCAATCTGTCATAGATTATATTGCGAATGATATTAAAGATGATAAATATGGTGCGGATAGAGAAATTAAATATGTTATGGATATAAGTTTTCCCAAAAATCGCAGAATGCGTATAGATTATTCTTATGGAAATGAACATTTCTTAGTATTTGAAGTCTTCGAAATTCAAGTATCTGATGGAGATTTTCTATGCATTTTTCATCATGCTTATGATGGCGTTGGTTTTTGCATTGAGAAAATTGGAACATTTGAAGAATGTAGAAACCAAATGTTAGATTCAGCAGCTCAGACGGCAAATGATTTTGATATAGATATAACAAATGATGATGTGTTTGAAGTAAATGAAGGTGATTCATGTGTAGATACCGGTGAAGAATGGCACATGTGTAATGTTGTTCAATTTAATTTAAATGATATTCAGGACGAGCAAGATAAACAGAAATATGATGAAAACGTATATCGTGACATGGAAGAAATATGTAGTCCTATATATCCCAACCCTGTTCATACAAAAACAGAAAAAATAACAGACGATTTCATCAAAGAAGTCGATAAAATGGAATCACATGAAGTATTTAAAGAGTTATGTGAATACCATGGAGTAACACCTGGGCTGGTAGAATATTTATATGAATCAGTGTACGGACGACCAAAAGAGAAAACGAAAGGATGTTATATAGAATAAGAAAGGAGAATAATATGAGTGCAACAGTACCTATTTCTGTATGGAATAATGTAAAAGAATATTTCAAAGAACATCTGGATGACAGATATGATCTTCAGGATGTAATCCGTTATAAAGATCCAATGGACTCATACCTGTATATGGTAATTGCAAAACATAAGAATTATTCAGCAATTAAGGCATCTATAGGTGGTGGACCATGGATCGTATGGACAACTTGGAACGAATCCACACAATCACTGAATGGTGGCCATTATGATATCAAAACATATGAAGCTGCTTTGTCAATCTGTGAAGAAAGAAGAAAATAAGAGAGTGAGGAAATAAAATGTCAGCATTAAATAATTATAAGGAAGTAAAACAGAAACTTGATGAGGTAAGAACAATTACGGGAGACTTAGAATTTAATACTGCCGTCACATTCTTAATGCAGATCGGATGGAGTAGCAAGAGAGACATTATCTCCTTATGCAATAAATACAATACTGAGCCGGAAGAGAATGTAAATAAAAAAGTTGCAAATGCAGCTTTAATGATTAGCAATATCGCACAGCCAATTGAGCTGCTTACATATATAAAACTTGAGTGCCCACTTTGGACTGAGGGAATTGAACCGAAACGTCTCAAGAAAATTGCAGAAGACGTGATTAATGCCGGATATAAATACTGCAAGGATCCACGAGTTGATACTTTTGAAGACTGGAAAGAGCTGCTGGAACAACAGTATGGAATTACGAATGAAGAGTTACAGCAGATCCTGTATCTAAATGAGAGAGGAGAAGTGTAATGAAAAAAGTTACAAATATTAAATGGGACACCGACGGAGATCAGTATACTTTTGATTCCCTTCCACAGGAAGTGATCCTTCCGGCTAAGTTTTCAAAAGAAAACTATGTAGATGAAAATGGTAATTTTGGTGAAGCTGAAAAAATTGAAATGTTAGATGATATTTCAGATTGGCTTTCCGATAAATATGAATTTTGTCACGATGGATTTGAGATTGAAGAAGTGTAGGAGAATAGGAGAGATTTAAAATGGTAGATTACAAAGAGAAAATCAAAAAACTTTTGGCGTTAAGTAAGAGTCCGAATGAACATGAGGCTCAGTCGGCTCTTGCAAAAGCGCAACGGCTTATGGCGGAACACAAAATTTCTATGGCAGAGGTCGAAGACAAAGAAAAAAGAAAGGCGCATGAACATTCAGCTGGAATTACTTATTCGACTAGAAGAGATCCTTGGATTTTAAGATTGTCTAAAGTTATTAGTAAGAATTACTGCTGTGAAAGTTTTTCTCGTAGAGAAAAAGGTAAACAAACGTATAAATTATATTTTTGTGGGTTAAATGAAGACGTTGAAATTTGTATGATTGCATTCAAATATGCAACTGATTGTATTCAATCAGAAATTAAAAAGAGAAAACAAAAAGGTAAGCTATTTAATTATACAAACGAACTGATTACATCCATGTGCAATGGATATGCTTATGGTTTCATTAAAGGACTTGATGAAGCGTTTGAAGAACAAAAAAGAGCAGCTGCACAGTCAGAAGCAAATTGGGGCTTAGTGTTATCTACTCCTCCAGAAGTAAAGCAAAGAATGTCTGAGCTTGGATTAAAGACAACTACGTTCCGATCTAAGCAAGCTGCAAAAGTATCAAAATCAGATTATGAAGCCGGTAAGAAGGACGGAAGAGATTTTGATATTACTAAAAGAGTGGCCGGTGAGTAAAGTAAATAAATAAAACAGAATAAAAATTTAATTAAACAAAAGGAGATGTATATTATGATGAACAATACAATCGAGAGAAGAACAAATAACCTTACACATGTAGAAACGATGTTTGATGCAAGAAGAACTCCATGGGACGGACTTGGCAAGGGAATTGCCGGGGCAGTTACATCAAGAGATGCAATCAGATTAGCAGGTCTGGATTGGAATGTAGTTCCAACAGATATTATTTTTGAAGCTACAGGATTAAAGATTCCTGGTTATAAGGCAAATGTAAGAGATATTGATAATAAAACGTTAGGTATTGTAACAGAGCGTTACAAAATTGTTCAGAACGAAGAGGCATTTGCCTTTACAGATGAGCTTCTTGGCGAAGGAGTGACATATGAAACTGCAGGTGCTCTTCAGAGCGGCAAGAAAGTGTGGATGCTTGCAAGACTGGAAGGGAGGATGATTACTGATGAAAAGATTGATCCGTTCTTGGTGTTTACGAATAGTCACGACGGAAAAGGATCAGTCAGAGTAGCTATTACACCGGTACGTGTATGGTGCCAAAATACACTCAATCTGGCCCTTAAAGAAGCTGAAAGACAGTGGGTATGCAAACATACCGGACGCATTGATGAGAAGCTTGTGGAGGCAAAATACACGCTCATGAACACTGAGCACTATCTTGAAGCTTTAGAAACAGAATTCGGAAAGATGAAGATGAAAAAGCTTGATATTGATAAGGTACATAAGTTTGTTAAGATGTTACTTCCTATCAATGAAAAAGATGGAGATCGTAAGGTAGCAAACATTCAAGAAATGCGAAACGAATTGATGATGAGATATCTTAATGCTCCGGATCTGCAAGTGCTTGAGCCATCTGCTTATAGATTTGTGAATGCTGTTTCTGACTTTTCTACGCATAGAAAACCGTCCAGAGGAAGCGAATACTATCAGGAAAACATGTTCATGAAAGTAGTAGACGGAGATGAACTTATCGATAAGGCTTACGCAATTTGTGATGCTGAGGTGTAACATCTCAGCATTACGGAAAGGATAAAAAACATGACAAATAGTTTACCACCCAAAATTGAAAATACTTCTGAGTTTGCTTCTATGATTAAACAGCTCCGCCTGAATCATCCCCGCAACGGACATATTATCACCGCTGGAGAATTGTCATTATCTCTTAATAGAAACAAAACTTGGATATCCCAGATCGAGAGCAGACGTATTAAAAACATTAAGGTGGACGATATAATAAGCATTTATATGTATCTTATGAATACTGATAAGACAAATGCAAAAGAATATTTTAAAAAAGATTATAAGAAACTTATTGACAAATATTATGCAATTAAGCAAATATCGGAACATTTCATATATATAATCATGGAAAAATATCGTACGTTGAGTACTACAACTGAACAAGAGAGATTAGTTAATTTTATGATTAACATGGATTCTGGATTTGTAAATAATTTCAATGATTTGTTACATATATTATATGATTTTGATTTCGGTTTACTTACAGGGCTTTCTTCAGAAAAACATGATGAAATTATCAATTCTTTTTCTGATATAAAGCAAAAATTAAATGATTATCATTTTCAAAACATATTAAAGAAAATGAAACAAGAGGTGAGGTGAGAGGTAATGGAAGCAGTAAATAAAACTAATGGAAATATTTACAGTATTCAGCAAGATACAAATGGTAAATGGTTTGGTTATTGTGATCGGACAAAAGAATACACTCCAGCGTTTGTAAAATTGAAAGGATTGATAGGATTGTTTGAATTGAAAGGATATGAGGTGGTTGAAGAATGTTAAAAGAAAAATTAGTTATTAAAAGAAAAGCAGCTACATTGATCACAGTAGATTTTACAGCGCCGGAGATCGAAGGATATGCTATGGCGTGGCTGAAGTTATGTAATAACGCAAGAGAACTGAAACGTATTATTTGGAAGATTGAAAATGATGCAAAGAATAAAGTGTATGTATGGTGTGATCCACATTATAAAGATGAAATGATAGATTTTCTTACAGGTATTGTGTATTTTCACAAAGATGGAAAACCTATCCCAATAGGTAAAGTTTTAAATATATCTGATGACACAATTGGCGTTCCAGTATATGAGTATGAAAGTACTTGCGACTCAAATGATGAACAATGGTATGAGGATATTGATCATGCTATTTCAAATTGGACTGCGATACAAGAAGTTTTTGATTAAAAGGAGGATTAGGTCATGAAAAAAATCATTAACGGAAGAAAATATGATACAGAAACGGCAAAAGAAATTGGTTATTGGAGCAATGGATATCCATGTTCTGACTTCAATCATTGCGAGGAAACCTTATATCTTAAGAAAACAGGAGAATATTTTCTGTACGGAGAAGGTGGTGCTTTAACTGAATATGCAAGAAGTGTATGTGGCGGAAGCACTGGTGGATCTCGAATTATTCCTATGACTGAAGAAAGCGCAAAGGAATGGGCTATGGAACATCTGGAATGTGATGAATATGAAGCGTTGTTTGGAGAGGTAGAAGAATGAAATTTAATGGAAAATGTAAGATTCGATTACTTAGAGATTTTCCAACAATCAATTTGAGAATGGGTGACAGCCTTACTGTTTATAAATATAAGTATAAAAAGTGTTCCGATGAAATTACATATGTTCATCCAAGAACATATCTTAGATTTACCCCAGAAGATGTGAAGGAACTGTCGGATGATGCAAAAGAATATGAATTCAAAGTGTTTATGGGACCAGACGGAATAGATGGTCCGTGTCTTGGGAAAATGTGTGTAACTGAAAATTCTTCTGACGAAGCTTATAATGTAATGCTTGATATTATCGGTTGTAGATTGGTAGAGTCGTTTCCGGAACTTGATATTCCGTATTCTATTGAATTGGTCGAAGAAAGTGAGGATGAATAATTATGCAAAACGTGTATATTACCAGAAATGGAAAGCAGATTCAGCTCACAGTGGATGAAATTAAGGCAGCTTGGGCTGCCTGGGATGCAGAATTGAGAGAGGAGCAGTTGGATATTTACAAAGAAGAAGTAAAACGAACATTGTTGAAATTAAGTAAGGAAAATGACAAACCTGAATATGAAAAGGCTGCGGATAATGACGACATTGTAGATGAAATTGCTAGAGATATTAGAAGAGCCATTGAAAATGGATGTGATTATGATTGGTGTTTTGATACCAGTAAGTATGGAGGTTTTATGGATAGTTATAATACTGCGATAGTAGTTTGGGGAAAGGCGGATGACATAGATGAGACTAATTATTGAAGGTAAAACAAATAGAGATGACGTAATGGTAAATACAGCGAAAGTAACATTACCATCTGGAGATGTGTATACGATTGACAGGGATTGTACTGAATACACTATTGATACAGTAACCGGGTATTTATCAATGACTTGGGATATGTGTTATCTACATATGATTAACGATATTTTATTATTTGATAATACCGCTTATCTCTCAAGCGATGATGGATTTCAGGATATTCTTAATGAAGGGACGTTGGAACTTGAACTTGAGGATGATGCTGGTTCAGATTATGTTGTTAAAGTTGCTAAATGGAGCTTTTGTTGAAAGGAGTTAAATTATGGGATCAGTATATTCTATATATTCACAGATGAAATTCAAAGATAAGAACAAAGCAATTAAAATACTGCAAGCAAAAATCAGCAGAGGAAAAGAAGAGCATACTGATTATGGACTGGATACATATAGAAAATCAGAGAACTTAGACATTAACGATATTGATGATTTGATTGCTGTGTTTATTGGTATAGGAAGAATGTTCGATGTTGCTAATGATGATAATGGTTGGACTACTTACTCTAATGGATTTGACGCCACTTATGGATGGGAATCTGTCATGATGGAAATGTTTGAAGAACTTGCACCAGTGTTAGAAGACGGATCTGACCTTTTCATTAATTGTGATGATGGAGCCGATGTGTTGGTTATTAAAGATGGAAAATGTATTCAAGAGAAATGAGGTGATGAGATGAAGGATATTTTGCTAGAGAAAGTGTTTGAAGCAGAAAGATGGGAAGCAGCAATTAATAAAGGGTTTTTCAAGGGAATTGACAAAGGAGAGCTGCGTCAGCTTTGTGGTCCAGAGACAAGAGTAAGATTGGCAATGGCAATTCTGGAAGATAATTATGAAATTGCTCCGCCACATCAGGCATTAATTCCAAAGGACAATGGAGAGTTTCGAACAGTATATGTAAACGAAAATATTGATAGAATCTTTTTATCTATTGTGAACGATCTGTTATTTGAATTGTGTCCTGGTATGATTCATCAAGCTTGTAAGAGTTATCAGAAGGGAATTGGTTGCGGTAAAGTTGTGCAGGAGATATCACATAAACTTAAGCCAAATCCATATCAGAATCCAAACGGCATATTAGGTTTCAAAGCAGATTTAAGTAAATATTTTGATTCTGTGCCGATTGAATTTATTGACGATGCGTTTGACCAGGTAGAACGAAAAATTGGAAAATCAAAGGTTATTACAGTATTACGAAAGTATTATCACACAGACCTTTGTTTTGATCCTGACGGAAATCTGATTGAGCATTATCAGAGTTTAAAACAGGGATGTGCAGTAGCTTCATTTCTGGCAGATGTAATGTTATTTCACATTGATTTTGAACTTTATAAATATTCATTTATGAACATGGCTAGTATGTATACAAGATATTCAGATGATATTTTATATATTGGTTCTGGATATGAGAAGGCTATGGGATTTCTTGAGAAAGAACTTCAGAAAATGTCAATGAAATTAAATCCGAAAAAAGTAGAATATCTTACAGGTGATAAATGGTTTAAGTTCCTGGGATTTATGATAAAGGGAAGTCAAATCACATTATCACCAAATCGTGTAAAACAATTTCAGAAAGAAATTTCAAAACGAAGCATTGGCAATTTAAATTATCATGTCGGCGGTAAAATTGCTTTGAAATCTATTAACAGATACTTATATAAAGGAGATGGAACTTATTCTTGGGCAACGCAGGTACTTCCGATTATCAATGTGGAGAAAGATATTGATACATTGAATGAATTTGTTATGGATTGTATCCGAGCCTGCCAGACAGGTAAAAGAAATATTGGTGGATTAGGAACTGTAACTAATCGAAAAGATTGCACGATTCTTAGAGGAACCGGAAAAAATGTATCTGCCAATAGAAAGAGCACAGAAAAAGAAATTGAAGGATATTACAGTATTCGGTGTATGCAGAAAGCTTTGAATATCTGCAGGCCGGTATATGATACGATTGTAAGGGAGATGTAAATATGTATATTGTACCGAAAATTGAAGTAAGGGAAGCGGAAGACATTGCAGATTTCGCTACGACAATGGATTCAGACATGAATCAGTATTTTGAAGAAAAGAAAACATTGTTGGAAGATATACCAAGAGGTGAGAATCCCGGAACTGCATATTATTCGTTTTATCCAGCGGTAATAAATCCTAAGCTGTTTTATGCGTATATTTTAGCAATTAAGTATTTTCAAGATGGTACATGTCGATGGAAATTATGTTTAACATCTAGGGAAAATGAAGAGTGCCATATGACATTAGGAATTATGAGAGGAACTGAAGAAGAAGCGAAAAAACGACTTGCAACAATTCTTACTTCTGGAAGTATTAGATGAGGTGATTATATGAGCGAACATTTATTTTTATATAGAATTAAAGATTCTGATGATCGTGATTGTTGTGCTTATGTCGATGCAGCTGGTCCAAAATTTGAATGTAACCACTATTTCAGTTCAATTAATATATGCGGGAGTTGTTATTTTGGTGGGGAGTTCCCTGAGTATGAAGAAATTGAAACAATTCTCACAAAAGATGAATATGAAGAAATTATTTCATTCAATATATTTATCAAAGCATTTGATTATGGCATTACAAAGGGTGACAGTCGATACAGAGCAGGGATCAAACTTATTGATTCTATTAAACATATCTATGATAAATTAAAGTCTGATGAAGCGTTTGCTTTCTTTGAAGATATTCAGAAAAGCGAAATGGAATATTTAAAAGAAGAATACAATTTATCAGATCGTAATATTGAAGAGATATTTAATGAATACGCAGAAGACTTTAGAGATCGCAGTATTGTAAGTTGTGTATACGATAATAGTGAAGAAGCTGGACGCGAAGAAGCTTGGCAGTTAGGATATGTCAAAGATGATGATCCAATTTCTTCTAAATATTTTGACTATGAGAAATTTGGAGAAGACTTAGTTGAGGATGATGAATACTTTATGGAATTATGTGATGGAAGAGTTGTAAGGTTGAGTTATTAAAATTTAATTAAACAAAATGGAGGTGATTTTATGTTGATTTTAACGACAAAATTAAAAAACGCAATTAACAAAAAGAAACCTGGTATGGAGTTTTCATTGCATCAAATTTCTGTAAATGGGAATAAGCGTGGTACCAGTGGATGGATTAGGAATCCAGAAAATAATTCAGTAGTATATGTCAATACAGAAGGAATTAAATGGAACGGTCGACCTAGACAATATATGTACAGGTATGCTGACGATATGAAAGATACTCATGGTTATCATAATAGATGGGCTACCTCATTAGAGGAATTAGTAAATGGAATTACAGAATTACTTTTGTTTCCGGTAAGCGAAGTAAAAGATTGTCGAATATAAAAGAGAGGATGTGGGATTATGCCAGAGCCAGAGAAAAAATTAATTGAAGTTACCGTAGAAAAACGACTTAGAGTATGCAAAGAGATTGAGGCTACAGAAGAAGAAATTGAATTTCTTAGACGAGGAGAAAATCCTTTTGAAAGTGAATTTAGTGACGAGGAGATGGAGCATGGCGATATTGAATGGGATTTTGCAGCTGCTGATGAGTACGGTAGAACAATTGTAGGTTGGGATTAATTAATCAAATAGATAAAAGCGAGGAAAGCGAATATGAATAGCGAATTAATAGTAAAAGATGTGGAATTTCATGGAGATATATTAAGAGCAGCACAGGATCCGGACGGAAAAGTTTGGGTTGGTGTTCGATGGGTGTGCCAGGGGATGGGATTTGATAATGAGCGCATGAAGAATGAGCGAAAGAAAATTCAAAGAGATATTGTATTAAATGAAGGGGTAAAATTTTACCCCTTGGGATCTGGCAATTCTGACACGCAAGTTTTATGCCTTGATCTTGACTATATACCTTTATGGCTAGCAAAAATTGCTATTACACCAACAATGCAGAGAGAAAATCCTGTATTGGTGAAGAAACTGATTGATTATCAGTTAAAAGCGAAAGATGTTTTAGCAGCTGCATTCTTAGGAAACAAGAAAACAACAGAAGATATTATCCCGGTATATAAACCACAGGGAAATATGATTCAACTGCAATTTCCTGATATTCAGATGCCTACAATTCCGGATTATTCAAATCGACTCGACGAAATTAATAACAAGATTGATAAATTATATGCTGAAATGGGAAAGTTTGCAACAGTAATAATGAATAAGAATGCTGATCCAGTTAAATTAAACAATGCAATACCTGTTAAAAAAGAATGTGGAAAGAAAAGTTCATCTTCAGCAGAGCAGGGATATTATGATTGGAAGAGAAGAACGAATGAATTTGTCGATAAGCTTTCAGAAAGTTCTAAATTTACTGATCGAAATAGTGTTTTAAAATATTTATATGATTATATAAATAAAACATATGGAATTGTATGGGACCAGGAGAAGAGAGAGTACAGAAGAAGACATTCCAATATTTCTAAAGTTTCTACATTTGATGTTATTTATGAAGATGAACAATTGCGTTCAATTTTCGATTGTGCTTTAGCAGATATGGCTGAAAAGTATAAAAATACATGCAAAGTAGATTTAATTATGCAGCCTCTGATAAAAAAGATAAATGATGAAAGCGCAAATTACACTATAAGTTATCGAAAGGTATACGCAATGCTTAGAAAAACAGATCCTAATATTAATTGGGCAAATCTGAAAAAGAGATATGTTTCTAAACATGGAAGTGCTGGGTATAGTAGAAAAAAGGTCGTTGATAGCAATCCAGAGTTACGTGCGAAATTTGAAAAGGCAGTTAACCTTGTATTAATGGAGGAGGATAAAAAACATGAAGGTGGAAGAAAATAACATTCAAACATTTTGCGGAAAAGATCTCTTTAAATGGGAAAGCTGGGATGAGGTAGATACAGGAACCTTACAGTTCTACGGAGTAGAATTCTGCATTGATTATTTAAAGAAATATAATGGAATGTGTGTGGTTTTAAGTATGGAAGGACAGCTTGATATATTTTCAGAAGATGAATCTGGGAATTCGGTGCAGGAATGGTCCGGATTTATAACAAAGATTCCAGGATTCTTAGCGGGGGAAGAAGTTTATAGAGTAGTCCATGAATATGACGATGAATTTGGATTTCATGAGACAGAAACAATAGCTGTTTGTGCAACAGAAGAGAAGGCTGATGAAATTGTCGAAGAGAATAAAAAAGATGGACTTGATGAAAACGAAAGTTATTGGAGTTTGGTTGAAGAATTGGAGGGATAAAGTATGTACTTAATAACATTTTTGCCATGCGGAACAAAATTTCTTGTTAATCAATCATCAGAAGAAGAAGCTTTGAAATCTGCTGTGAAGGCTAATGAAACAGTTGGTGAAATAGAAGATGTTGATTTAACATTAAAATCATTATACATAATTGAACCTGCAGATTTCTCAACATTAATTCAGCTTTTTCAAAAAGAACCATATTGGGGAAACACAGATGATACAATTATTTTCGATGATTAGGGAGGGATAAAGGTATGCCGGATAATATTTGGTTGTATGGGTTTGATGGATTCAACGGTCTGAAGACAGTTGGTTTTGTTATAGCTAATACGGATACAGAAGCCGAACATAAGGTTTGGCGAATGTATAATGATTTCGGAACAGATGAATATGATTTGTATGATCTGGTTGTATGGCAACCGAAAAATGATGAAAATTATAGGGAAGATTATCCTGATGTAATGGAAATAGTTTATTAGGAAAGGGATTAATAATATGAAAATTATAGATAAAAGAACTGAGAAAAAAGAATATACATTTAAAGATTTAGTGTGCGGAAATGTATTCGAATATTCAGGAGATATTTATTTAAAGTTAGATACTTCTGGTGAGGATAATAATGCATACAATCTTAATACATGCAAATTTGCAACATTATCAGACGATGCTGTGATGCCAATTGAAACAGAACTCGTAATACGAGATACAAAAAACATGACTGGCCAGAATGACAAAACAGAACTTATTGGAGGTATTATTGATATCTTTGAAGATTTTTTAGATAAAAAGGGTGTGACTTTGGAGCCTCCTAAAAAAAGCTATGAAATGGAATTAGATGGTAACACTAATGCTAATATTTATGGCACTGATTATGATTCTATTTCAGATTCATTAGAGTCACTTCTACGAAGTTGGAAAGTAATTGAATAAGTAATTTAATTAAACGAGAGCACACTCGGAATATACAAGGTTAATACGATTTAATGGTGCTGCCATTATTCCTGGTTACGGATCTGAAATCCGGTCTACCGAACCGGCTTTAAGATCCTCCACCAGGAGAATCGCAGCTCAATATGACTCTGTTAAAGAAATGTGCCAGATTAATTGAGTATATTCAGTCCGGAGTATAACGGAATGCAAATAAGATATTTAAGATTTAATTATGCAGGCTAAGATAGATGTAATCTTCAGGAACCTCTGGGTATCCCCAGCACTTCCTGAAGATTACATCTCCAGTAACCTGCATTATATGAAACAATTATAGAAATATACCGTAAGTATTGAGTTTGCATAATAAATTAATTTAGGAGCATACCAAGTATAAGCAAGATATATTCTATTTAATGAAGCGGTACATGACGATGACCCAATTCTGTCAGATATCTCTGAAGAAATGCGTCATCGCATTCCGCCTAATATTGATCCATTAAAGAAATATGCCACATATGTAGAGCTTATACAAAAAAATCACAAGACAGTGAAATATTAACAAAGCATTTTAATTTTAATCATGGAAGCAAATATTGGAGGAAGCTGCCGGACTTATCATTCCGGCTGCTACCTCCCTTGCTTCCATAATATGAAACAATTATAGAAATGTCTTAAAAATGTTGAGTTAATATAAAAAAATCGTAAGGTAACGAGTATCAATAAGACATTTAATTTAATTTCAGAAACAACTACCTGAGGCAATAAATTGCCTCACGACTTGCTCTGGAGATATGAAATGATTATAGTGATACCTCAGAAATGTTGAATTGATATAAAACCACAAGACAGTGGATATTAACAAGGTATTTAATATTTAATAAGAAGGTGATGAACTGGGAGGAAATCAAGCCCCTAACGGAGCTAGATATCCTCCGGATCATCTTCATATATGAAACTATTAAAGGAATGTCTCAGAAATACAGAGTTAATATAAAAATAAAATGAAAGGAAGTAGATAAAATGAGTATTTACGGAGATTTTTTATCTGATCTTAAAATTAGCGAAACCAAAAGATGGAAAGCGGATTTAAAGAATAAAACATTAATTTGTGAAGGTAAAAAATATATAGAATCTTCTATGTATGATATTCGTCACGATTTAATTGTTATTGACGGAATTAACTCTGATACATCAAGAAAAGAATGTAATGAAATATGTTTTGAGATCATTGAAAATCTGTATCACAAATATAAATATTCAATTCCAAGTGAAAGGAGTGAGAAGTACAGACAAAGAGAATATTTTCGTGCATTAAAGCCAGACGAAATGACGGATGAACAGTTAGTTACTGGTGAAGACCGAAATTATGCAAGAGCTGCGCTTGAAGCATTCATTCTTTGTGCCTCTTTGGCAGGATATTTGACTTGGGACGAAGAGCAGATGGGCAGTCATTGGTTCTATCAGGGAAAGGATAAAGATTTAATTATACTGAAGAAGTGGATCAAATGTTAGGAGGAACGAAAAATGATTAAAAATCCAAAAATTGGGCAGGAAGTATGGTTTTTCGAACCGTGGGCAGAGGACATCCATAGTGCAAAAATCACGGCGCTTGGCGAAACAGAGGTTTCTGCCAGAAACCCGGAGAAGTATCCATACGCAGATATACATTGGGATGACGGCGGAGACAGCAGCTGTCTGCTGAAAGATTTGTATGCTTCGCGAGAAGAACTTCAAAACAAATTAAAAAAAGAAGAAAGAAAAAAGATTGCCGAAATCAAGGATAGTATCAAAGATGCCGGTGACCTGGTGAGGTTTATGTATGACCACTGCGTGGCCTGTGCGGAAGAGTATACTGACTGGACAGCGAGAAGAGCCGTGAAGGAAATAGCGAAAGAGATGCTTGGGTTGAAATTAGAATAATGAGGTAATTAATTACAGCAAATAGAATTTTGAAATTAAATTAAAAGGAGAATGTAGATTATGAATTGGAATTATGGTAATACCCCAGAATTATATAAGGAAGTAGAAATTCTTTTAAAAAATGGAACTACCAAAAAAGACATGATGATCAAAGGTAAATATGACAATTATGAATGGCGTAATTATACAGATAGCGCTGTACTTGGTTGGAGAGAAATTACAGAAAATAAAACAAATACAAAGGAGAATAAAACTATGAAAAAATCAAGAGAGAACAGAATGGAAGCATTAAAGGCAGCAAACATTGAAACAGGAAAATACTTCAGCGTAACATTACCGGAAGGTTTAAAACCTGGCAGTACAATTAATGTAACAATCAGCGAAGATGGAAGTCCTGTCATTGTAAATCTGGAGAAGAAAAGAATTAATTCAGAAGAGGAGTCTTTCTTATCTCAGATTTATGAAGATGGATATGTAAGAAATACTCGTCTTCATAGAAGATGGGTTATGGCACAAATGTTTAGAATGCTGAATTACAAGAGTTATTATACAGGTAAATCTGGATATGACGCATATTTAAACGATCACTATGGATATCAGTATCAGTTTGAAATGATGTTAGAAGAAATTCGAGTATTAGCTGAACTACAGGATAGGGATCCAGAAGCTTTTGCTGAAAGGTCAAGATTCTTTATTCCGGATGTTGTTTCTGCTACATGTAATGATTATATAAATAAACTTGAGGCTTTTGTTAATAAACTTCCAGTACATAAATGCAAAGGTGTTCCTTATAAGAAGGTTTTTGGTAGAAATATATTTGTTGAAGATCTTAACAAATATGTATATTATCCACAGAAAAGCAATTTTGCAGATGTAAAACGAGTAGTTATTAACATCAGAAATCACTCAATGACATTTTCATATAAAGATTTATATAGAGTATTAAGAAAGTTCTGTGCCAATATGTATAGACTGCCTAATGAAACTCCTAAATGTAGAGAATGGAAAGATGCATTCAAGGGAGAAGGTTCTTATTATACACTTATGAATTTAATTAAGTTTCATGGATGCAGAGTTCCTGGTGTTAAAGGCAATATGATGTCTTTGAATGATTCTCTTGCAGATGTAGAAAGTGCAGTAGAGCAGTATAGAGGTTTGTACTATAAATTATTCGCTTATATGAAACGCGTTATTGAAGCAAATAATTTTGATTTCAATAAGAGGATGAAAGAGCTGTATCCTAAAAAATCTGTATAAATCGAAAATATGTTCGATTAAATATTGACCTCAGCCTCTCAGTATGGTATAACAATAATATCAAAAAAACAGAACGAACGTTCGTATATAACTGGGAGGCTGGGATAACATGAAGAAGATAAGCGTAATTATTATACATAGCAATAAAAGGGCAGAGGTGATTGAGTGTTTAAATATTAGTGATGCAATAGAATATATGAAACAGCGATACGTAGATGAAATTCGAAAAGCACCGTTTTATGATTATGAGCATTCATTTATATCCAGAAGTTTTAAGTATGCTCAAGTATCTGCTGGTGTATTCGGAATAAAAATGTGGATCTGCTGTAATAGCAGATATTATAAGCGAAAGGCAGGTAAGTGGAATGGAAAACGTAAAAGATACAAAAGAAGCAAAAACAAGAGTAGTTTTGATTAATCAAATAATTGATAGAGCAGCGGAGCTGGGAATTATGTATAGTTCCCGGCTCAGTCATTCTATGGATATTAATTATGCAGTGCAGGTATTTGATATTGATTTAAAGGCTTGGTTAGATTCTACTAATAATGATTTTATTCATGATTATGTTGGAATCTATAAAAATATTGATCGTGATGCAATTTCTTCAAAACATTTTGCCAGTAAAAATGATTTTGGAACATTTGTTCCACGATTTGCAAGAAACGAAAATAATTTAATCAAAGATTGTTATGAATCATATAAAAATTTATTGAAATTAGAAAAGAAAATTCATGAGTCGGCAATTTTATTTCAGACAGTGGCTCTTACTCTGGCAGAAATGCAACAAAAATATGAAGATGGAATCGAGGTAAAACGCCAGGGAGATGATGCTGATGATGAAATTTTATGTCCGGAATGCGGTTATTCATTAGCTAGAAATGATGAGAAAGAAGAGTTACGGCCTAAACATTGTCCGGAATGTGGAACAAAGTTGATTTATTGACGGAGAATATGGGAGTAGAAAATTATGACAAATAAACAGTATGAAAATGGAGAGTATTTGAATATACATAATGCTACAAAAGAACAGTTAAAGTTTATGGTGAAGGACAGAGATGAGACGATAAAGAGGTTACAAAAAGAATTGAATGACAAACAGGCAGCGTTAAATGAAGCGATAGAAATGCTAAAAAATTGTATTTGAAACAAAAGTTTTAGGTTGAAAATGGAGGAAATTATGAAAGGGCGGTATTCAAAATGGCGGATTTAACACATTTGTTTAAAGTGGGTCAAATAGTAAAATGCAGGCTTGATGGAGATACACATATAGGTACAGTAAAGGAAACATATACAGATCATATTATTGTAGATATTCCAGATGTATCAGATCATTGTTGGTTTGAGAATGGATTTAACATTGGTGATGTTCAGCCGGTATATGATTTTTGTAGTGGAGAATCATTATGAATGACAAATATTTTAAGAATAGAATTGAGAACAGTCCATTAGGAAGTGCAGGATTGAAATTATTAAATGCACAAGAGAAATTAATTTCACAAGAATACGAAATAGAATTATTGAGAATTATTGCAGCTCAATATAAAGCGTTTTTCTTTCATAATTGGGATTTGGGAGAGAAATTACAAAAACAACGAGAAGAGAATAAAGATGCAGTTGTTGGAGAATTTGATGGTCATTGTTATGCAAGTTGGAGAGCGAATGCGATATTTAGAACGCTTGAAGATATGTATAATGAAGGATTAATTACAGAATCAGAATACAGAGAGTGTAAGTCAATTTAAATAAAGCAATTAATAATAAAGGGTGAATTTATGAAAAATAAATTGATTGAAGCGGCTATTTTTATAAAGAATTGGTGTGCTACTAGAGGTGTATATGATGAAAAAGAATGTCCTTTTTTTAAAGGGTATGCTGAAGAAAACGGTATAAAAACAGTTCAGTGTGAATTAAACAAAGGTAAAACTTCACCATGTAATTGGGATGTCTGAAATGAGAATTTTACGGAGGAAATAAAATGAGGCTTGGAGATATTTATGTAAATAAAAAAGATAAGTCAATTATTCAAATTGATAGCTACGCTACACACATGGGAGAATTTACAGAGAAAAGCATTATTATTTTTAGACAAATGGAAAGACATAATGCCTATGAAATTGGCAGTGTTCCTAGTTTTAATGGATATGGATCACAAGAAGAAATTGAATCAGAATATGAATTATTAGTTCCGCAGGAAAAAGTGAAAAATTATTCTGATTGGAATGAAATTTTTGATATGGTTGAAGCAGGAAGCTCGTGTCTTTAGACATGAGTAATTTACAATAGTAGATGAAAACCAGTTTTCAAAATAAGAGTTTTACAAAACAACATAAATACTACATATGGAGGAAAGGTATTATGACACATTGTTGGCTATGCGGAGCAAGTGAAATTAAGTTACCTAATTCAAAATATACTTATTATGGCAAGATATTAGGGAAAAAAGTACAGAAAACGATTCGAGTTTGTATTTGCTGCAGCGCTATGCGATCTGATGAAGATATAAGAGAAGAAGTTGCAGAAATATTTGGATGGGATTATAATGAGGAAGATGATTAGATGTGGAAAATTGGATGTTTTGGAGTGTATATAATGGAATTGAAAGACTGAATTTATTAAAATGGAGGTATGATATATGGGACACGTTAATATTTTTAAAACAAAATCAAAAGAAGAATTAGTAAAATTGTATGGTGAATTTCTTAAAGTAGAAGAAACTGGATTTTTTGATCCTGAGACAGATTTGGGTGGAATCAGAGAAATTTACAGCTGTGATTTTGGAGCAAATACGACATGGATGTTGCAAATAGAATTAACTCATGCAATTTCTGATTTGTGGTACGAAGAAAATAAATAAATTTCGACTTTCATTTTATGAGAAAGATGGTGTTACAAAATGGCAAAAGTAAAAGATACAGGGTATAGAATGATTATAGAAAATCATGGTGGAAGATGGATGTTTGTCAATGATGATATTTACAGTTTTATGAAATGTTCAAATTGTAAAGAGCAGATTTTAATTAAAGATGTTGAAGGGTATTGTCCTAATTGCGGAGTAAAATTAGAAGGAGTGGGAGATTAATATGAAAAAATTAAAGCAAGGTGTGTGAATTTGGAATAACTGTCAATGATTTGTTGTGAGGAGAAATTTTATGTATGATCGTAACGAAATCAAAGAAATAATTGACGAAATTGTGTTTCTGAAAAAATATACATTATTTGACAAGCAGGAATATGATGAAAAAGCAAAAGTTATAGAAGAATTAAAGTCGGATTTATACAATGCGTTTGGAATAGATGAATAAACAACATATTGATTCATTAGATGACTTTATGTATTGTGAGCAAAAAGAAATATGAAGAAAATTTTTCATTTATTATGATGAATTTTATGAACGGTAAATTATAAATTTTTGATTGGATGTGAAAAGATGATTAGAGTAACAGGAGAAAAACAGAAATCTGAAATTGCTTATGCAATTCAAAAATATAACAAATCTACTATTTATTCTTATGGTGACTTCTGTCCAAGTTATCTGGATACTTATATGACGTATGATACAGAGTGCGATCCTATAAGTTTCTGTAAGTTTGTGATGGAAAATTTAGAAGAAAAAGTAAGAGATAACGAAGGATTACCTATTCCAATGATTGTGATTTATACAAATTTAGATGATTTGGTTAAGATTACCGTCATTGAAAATTATATAAAAGAAATGGAAAATGAAAAATTAGTCGGAAATGTAGTATTTATGACACGATAAAAAAATTGCTTTCATTGTAAAGGATGTAAATAATATGACGTATGAAGAAACACAAAAAATCAAACATTTACGAAAAGTGACTTCTGTTATGGTTGAGGAATCATCAAATGGAATTGAATGTACTAAAAATAGATTTGGAAACAGAACTATGGATGGCTGTAAAAATGTAACTTTTGAAAAGATTGAGTTATCGAAAATTGACAATGATATTCATCATATAAGAAAAGAATATTATGGTAGAAATCTATGGGTAGTGTTATGAGATTGAATTGCTTTTAAGGAGGTAAAAGTATGAACAAGTATTCTTTAAGTATTAAATGGAAATTTAATGAGGAATTTGAATCATGGAACATGATTATTATATCTGACGATAGTAAAGAACATGTTACAGAAGTAATTAAAAATTATCAGAAAACAAACAATGTGGAGTTTGAATCACCAGTAGACCTTATGGATGCTATTTGTGATGAATACGGATGGCAGTGGGAAGATTTTTATTATGATATCGAGATTGTTTCGGATTAAGAAAGAATGAGGTGTATGTTATGGAACAATTGCTTAAATATGTAGAAGAATTGAATACAAACACTCCGGATGGTCAAATTGTTGATGCTGACACTATTTTAAAAGATATAATGGACGAGCAGGATTTTGAAATATCTGGTATGGCTCAAGACATATTCAATATTTATCATAAAAGTAGTGACAAACAAGCGGTAAAAGAAATGTTCTTTGAATTTACTGGTATGGAATTTGATCAGTATTTGATGAAATGTAGCAGAGAAATTACACGGAAATAAGATTTTTGATTTATAGAGGGACTAAAAAGAGGTAGCTAAGAGCTGCCTCTTTTTATTGCAAAAATATAATACGATAACAATATAATAACATAGGAGCTGATGAAATGAAAGCAGTAAGAGAAAAATTTTTAACAGTAGTAGAGGCTGAAAAGGTAACTGGAGTTCATTATACTGTAAATCATTCAGGGAAAATGGAAGGAATGCAGAGTTTATCAACTAGCTGCTTGTGTAATGAATATTGCAAGAATCGATCAAGCAATTCTGAACTGGTGTGTTCACATTGTTATGCACAAAGACAAATGAAAAGGTATAAAAATTTGAATGCATGCCTGGAGCGAAATACAGAGATTTTAACTAGCAGAATATTAAAGGAAGCAGAGATTCCAATGATCAATGCTTCCTTTTTTAGATTCGAGAGTTTTGGTGATTTAATTAATGTTACACAAGTTATTAATTACTTTAATATTTGTAAGAGAAACAAGCATGTACACTTTGCTTTATGGACAAAAAATCCTTGGATTATCGAAGAAGCGTTAGAGACCAGCGAAAAAAAGCCAAGTAACTTACAGATTATATATAGTAGCCCTTGTATTAATGATCAAGCAGATCCTGGATATGATTTTATTGATAAGATCTTTACAGTATATGATAAAGATTATATCAACGCGCGCGATGTAAATATTAATTGTGGAGCAAAGAGTTGCCTTACATGCCATAAATGTTATGTAAAAAGTAAAATAAAATATATCAATGAAAAACTGAAATAAAATTTAATTATACATGATTAATAAAATATTGAAAACGTAAAAGAGGAGTGGTATAATGAAAACAGCAATTGGTTATAAGCTTTTTAGGGTGTCTAAAAAATATCCGGGGAAATTATTTCCTCTGTATGTAAATGCAAATACGAATATTCCAATTGGAGAATGGATTAGTGCAGAACCAGGAGAAAGATTAGAAAATGGAAAAGTAAAAAGTAAACTTGGGCCATTGAGATATCGTCCTGGCTTCCATATTAATGATGTAGCTCCGTATGTCTCACATATAGGGCAAAAGGTAAATGGCAAGATTACTTATATGCGGCCGGATACTGTATGGGCTATGGTTGAATATTGTATTGATCATGATTACTGTGAAGAAGCAGAAGCAAATGGGATTTCTGAATCTGGAAAATTTAATTATATAAAAGCTGACTTAGATTATATTCCAAAACATGGATTTTACCGGTATAAAACGTCTCCTGTAATGACTGGAGAATGGATCATTGCCGGAGAAATGAAAGTAATCAAGATATTAAGCGATCAGGAAGTCAAAGAAATTTGTGATTCATATGGATCAGATTATTTACCTCGAAAAGAAACAATTAATTTATCAGAATTTGGATTTGCAGCATAAGGAGGAAGTATTAAAATGTCTAAAAAGAAACGAAGCACTATATCAAATTTTATATGCCCAGAATGTGGACTTGAGTTCCCTATCCCAAGAAAAATTGGACAACAGAGAGAAAAGGGGCATATTAAAGATTTGTATTGTCCGATTTGTAATAAAATACAAAAATTTACAGAATATACATATAAGCAGTCTTATAAAACATTAGAAGGTGAAATAATAGAGGAAAAACCATTAACTGACTTTAAAATAATTATGGAGGATGGTCACTCAAAAGAAGAGACCATATCATATTTAAAAAATGGAGTTCTTGTTTTTGATAAAGAAGAATTTATTGAGAACTTTAATTCTTACATGATTGAATGGTGTTTTGACAGAAGGCGAATTGAGAAATTGAAGAAGATGATAGATACAGGGGTTCCAATTCGTAATTGGGGAATAGTTACTAAAAATGGTAAAACTTATTATATTAGATATACTTGTTTAGAAAGGGGTAAGGTGATTTTAAAATGAGGTTAACAAAAGAAGAAGCCAGAGCATATAAGGGATATGCTCTAACTCCTAAGCAACTCATTGAGAAAGCAAAGAAATTTTATGATGATTTAACACCCGAAGAAAGAGATGAGGAATACATTGTCTATGGAAATAATATAAAATTTGAAAAAGTGGAGGTAGAAAGGCTTACTACTGGAGAATTTTATATGCGTTGTGTTAATGACATTGAAAAAAGATATGAAGAATTTAAAAATAGGGAACGTATTTACAATTCTTCAGCTGTAGCACCATATGATCCAAGATATAAAATGGATGATTTTACAGAATCAGAAAAAATGGTAAGTTTTCTATATTATTTAATGGACAATGGATTTTCTTTAGCAATATTATATCCTGAATATCCAATCGAAGTAATAGAAATGATTTTTTGGAGTATACCGGAAGTAAGAAAGACACCACAAGAAAGAGCAGCATCAAAAATAACAGAAGAATATACTAAGTATATAAAACCAGGAGAAAAAAATGTCGGAGGAGCAGAACTTGTTAAAAGGAGAGCGAAAGCAAATCCACCACAGACCTCTTTGACTCCAGATGAAATTGCGAGTTTTGATCGTATGAGCGAAAAATGGCTAGTAAGATGGTGTAACTTTTCTACGAATTGGTTATGGGTAGCGCCATGTTTATTATTATGTATTGTGGTGAACAAAGGACTTATTTCAGCAATTGGATTACTTTTGTTTATGGGGATTGGAGAATGGTATTCATGGAAAGTCAAAGAATATTGTAGTGTGATACTGCCATGGTATCAACAAGCTGGAATTATGTTAGAGAGGAGAATGAAGTTATGAATGGAAGGTTGGAGCATGAATTAAAATTAAATAAGAATGTTAAGAAAATTCTTAATGATATGCCACAATGCGTGAGTGATTTTTATATGAGTATTCAGGCTGTTCGCAGCCCGAATACTTGTTTAAATTACGTTAGAAAACTTCATCATTTCTTAGATTATATAGATGTAGAAGATATAAGCGAAATTGATGCAGATGATATCGCAAGGTATCTGGAGCATATTAAATACGTAAAAGATGGTAATGGTGAAATTAAAAAGTCGTCTGTGGCATATACTAAATTGGTATGTTGCACATTAAATAGGTTTTTTGATTTTTTGTATCGGAGAGGAGATATTGAAAGGAATCCGATGGACAATGTAAACCGGCCTATTAGAAAAGACTCGATTAAAAGAGTGTTTTTATCAATGGATGATTTAAATGGAATATTGGGTGCCGTAAAATATTCTTACATGCCAAAAGAATGGCATTCAAGAGATTATGCTATATTATATTTATTTATGGTTACCGGCATGAGAAAAACTGCATTAAGCGAAATTAACTTAAGTGATTTAAATTTTGAGACTCACAATTTGACTATTATCGACAAGCGAGATAAAGAACAGGTATATCAATTAAATGATGATTCCATACGTGTATTAAGAGATTGGATTCTTGATCGAGATAAAATACTATATAATATGGGGATTAAAGAGGATGCTCTTTTTATATCAAAAAATGGAAAACGTATGGATCCACAAACGATCTATTGTATGGTAGTCAAATATGCCGAGAAAGGAATTGGTAAACATGTGTCTCCGCATAAGTTAAGAGCTGCTTTTGCTTCATTATATTATAAGGAAACAAAAGATATCGTTGCTACGAAAAATGCCGTAGGGCATGCTGATATACAGACAACCAGTATTTATACAGTTGAAGAAAATAACTCAAGAAAGGAAGCAACGGAGTTCATGTCGAAAAATTTATCATCAAAAATATAGACAAAATTAACTTTGCGTGATATAATCTGAGGAAAGAGGTGAGAAAAATGAATGTCGATAGAAGTATTTTAGAAGATTATTTATCCAAAAAGTTTTTTAATATCTTAATTAATAAGAGTGACGAGCTAGAAATTTACAATTATGCATATGAGAAGTATAATTATCCCAAAGGCATTTTTTCAGATTTTTTATCTAGTAGAAAGAGTATTGAAGAAGCAAATGATTATACACTTTTTGTAATTGCAGATAGTATATTAAATGCCACTAAAAAAGATTATCGCAAAAAGTTATCTGACTTTTTTACAGACAGAGAAATAAGTAAATATAGTGGGATGCGATACGAAGAACCAAATAAAATTGAATTCCCGTTGGTGTTCAATATGATTCAGGTAAGCGATGATCAATGGATAGGATCTTTAAATGTAGATGCATTTTGCGCTCTGCAAGAATCAGGATTAATTAACTATAATCCTGTCACACAACGTGCCATGACTAAAGTAACACGAGATAATAATGAGCTATATCGTATTACATTGAATAAGAATGCAGTAAAAGAAATTACGGCAGATATGTTGGAACATATTTATGTTCCGGATACAATCACTTTGAATATCCCGAAAGATGATGTATACGCAGATTTTCATTATGATGAGCAATCACGTCAGCTTATTATTCATTCTTTAGAGGCGTTTGATATAAACGATGGATATCATAGATATGTATCAATGTTCCAGGCCAGAAGTAAAAATCCAAATTTTAACTATCCAATGGAGCTGAGAATTACAAACTTTGACATTGATAAATCTCGCCGTATGATATATCAGTATGACCAGAAAACTAAAATGAGCAAACAGTTAAGCGACACATATAACTCATATGCAGCTCAGAATAAAGTGGTCCAGCGTATTAATGAAAGCAGTATGTGTAATTTGCAAGGGGAAATAAAAATAGGCGGGCTTATTGATTCAACAACTCTGGCAGAATGTATTAAGAGATTATATTTCAGTAAAAGGCAAAGTGATTCTCCTGAGCAACGAAAAGAAATCATTAGAGTATCAAAGGAATTTATCGAAGATCTTAATATGCTTACAGAAGAAGATGACAAGTATCTTGAAAAAGAATATTCAAAGAAAGAAATTATAATTCTTACGATCTTGTTTCATTATTATGATGGAAAAAATAAAATATCAATGATAGAGAACTATAAGCGTTTTCTTATTGATGATGCGGAACGTGAGGAAAAAATAATATATGATTTTTCGAGAAACTTTAATAGGATAAGAAAAAGATTAATTCCTTTTTTAGAGGAGAGAATGTAAATGTATAACGAAGATAGAAAACAAAGGTTTTACGAATTTAAGTTAAAAACTGTTGCAAGCGTTACTCCTCTTGTGCCTAGATTTAAGAGAGTTGCGCCGTTTGAACATATGTATCAAAAGGATTTATGTGATTTTAATTTAAATGAGATTACAGAAATGTATAAGTTGTTCAAATTTACAACATTAGAGTCCATTATTGTAGTAAATAATACTCTTACACAATATACGGACTGGTGTGTTAATGAGAATTTAGTGTTAAATGGACAAAATATCTATGCAACTATCACACCCGATATGCTGGCAGCACTATTAAATAAGACATTGTTAAATCATCAGATTGTATCAAGAGATACGATTTTAACATGGATTGAAGCATTAAAGAATCCTAGAGATCGATTCATGATTCTGAGCATTTTTGAATATGGCAAGTCTAAAGATTTTGAAGACACGATTAGAGCAAAACTTGATGATATCGACGTAGAAAATCATACAATGAAATTGTATTCCGGAAGAGTTGTAAATGTAAGTGAAGCATTAATTTTAACTGCACAAAAGAGTAATATGACAATGGAATTAACATATCCATATGGAACTAAATCCAAACTCATGGATGATGGAACCATTATAAAAAGATCTCATATTGTAAAAGATGATCCGCATTGTCTTGGAAGGCAAATGTATAATTCATTAGCGGCAGCATTGAAGTCTATAGATGTATCATATATGACTGCTGAAAAAATTAACATTTCCGGACAAATTCATATGACAAATGAATTAATCCGGAAGTATAATTCAAATAAAAACAAGATTTTATATGATGTTGAAACTCGGTCTATGATTGAACACCAATATGGAATTAAGATTAATAGACCTTCATATTTTCTTAAAAAATATGGTGACTATTTAATATAGTCGCCATGTTTAAATAAAGTAACAAGTTAAATTAACTTTAATTAAAGAGAAAATGTAATGAGGAACAAAAAAATGGTTAGAGAATTTGTAAAGAATGCAAGTAAAGTAGCTCAGAAAATCGATATTATGTTTGAAAAAGCAGCATATGATAATAAAACTGTTGCGGTACATTTCTCTGTAGGAGAAAAAGAATCTGCAATAATATCTCATATGCAGTTGAATCCAGTTAATATTACAGTAAATGATAATATTATTACTTTTGAAGAGGGAACAGCAGAGTATTATATTGATATTTCTCAGTTTGATTCAGTCAAATGTGATGACGAGTGCGTTAACGATATCGCTGATGCAACAATTGATATGATGTGTGATCATTGGTCAGTACATTTTGATATTTTGACGATTTAATTATACATAATACAGGAGGAAAAAATGAACAAGATTGAAGAAATGAAATCATTGGTTGAAAAACTTAATCAGTACCGAGATGCTTATTATAATAATGCAGAGAGTATTGTTACGGATCATCAGTATGATGATCTGTGTGATCAGTTGGAAAAAATGGAAAAAGAAACAGGAATTATTTTAAGTAATTCTCCAGTCCATAGTGTTGGATACGAAGTAAAAAGTAAATTAGAGAAGATTGAACACTCACATTTAATGATGTCTCTTGATAAAACTAAAGATGTGAATGTGCTTCGAAAATTTATTGGTGATAAAGATTCTTTGCTAATGTGTAAGATGGATGGATTGACAATTCTTTTGACGTATGAAGATGGAGAGCTGATCCAGGCTGAAACTCGCGGAAACGGCGTCACAGGAGAAATTATTACTCACAATGCAAAGGCATTCGAAAATATTCCTATGCATATTAATCAGAAAGGCCACGTTGAAATTGAAGGAGAAGCTATTATTACATATACAGATTTTGAGAAAATTAATAATTTAATTAAACACGAAGAAGATAGATATAAGAACCCGCGAAATCTTGCTTCAGGATCAGTTAGACAGCTAGATAGTAAGATAGCAGCCAAACGTCATGTTCGTTTTATAGTATGGAAGGTACCTGCCGGTATGGATGAACTACCTTTAATGTCAGCAAGATTTGAAAAAGCAAGAGAACTTGGATTTGATATTGTACCTTATGTTCGTGTATATAAAGAAAATCAGGATCTTGAAGAGGTTATTAATTTGTTAAAGGAAAAGGCAGCATACTTATCTTATCCAATTGATGGGCTTGTTGCTGCATATAATGATATTGCTTATGGATTATCACTTGGAGTTACAGATAAGTATCCACGTCATTCTCTTGCATACAAGTTTTATAATGAAGAATATATTACGACACTTATTAATATTGAATGGCAAGTTGGTAAAACCGGAATTATTTCTCCGATAGCCGTATTTGAACCTATCGAAATAGAAGGAAGTATTATAACAAAAGCTAGTTTATTTAATCTTTCTATATTAAAAGAAAAATTGGGGCATCCTTATGTTGGACAAAAATTATGGATAATTAAAGCAAACCAAGTAATTCCATATATTACAAAAGCAGAAATGGTGGATGATAAATGGATAATATAAAAATAGAAATATGGAAAGATATAATAGGATATGAAGGGTATTATCAAATAAGTAATTTAGGTAATGTTAAAAGTTTGAATAGAATTGTAAAAAATAAAAATGGTTATAGAAATACTGGCGAAAGATTATTAAAAATTTATTTACCTAAAGATAGTCAGCATTATCCATTTGTTATTTTATGCAAGAATGGAAAAACTGAAAACAAATTAATACATCGTTTAGTAGCCACAGCATTTGTAACTAATGACGATCCTATACATAAAACACAGGTAAATCATATAGATGAAAATAAAATGAATAATAGTTCTGATAATTTAGAATGGTGTACTCCTAAATATAATGCAGAATATGGAACAAGAATAGAACGTACTAAAAAATCTACAACAAATAATCAATCGTGGAAGCGCGTTTTATGCGAAGAAACAGGTAAGACATACAGGTCTATTCGTTCAGCGTCTATGGATACAGGTGATTGCGAATACACCATTGCAAGAATGTGTAACGGATTAAACACTAAAAATCTAAAATACCATTGGAGGTATGTATAATGAACAATATAAAATTTATTCAAATCCCTGAAGTATGCCCGATTTGTGGTAAGCCGGTGTCTGTCGTAAAAGAGAACGATTCTGAAGTATTGATGTGCATGAATGCTGGATGCAAAGGCAAGCTTCTGGGTGAATTAAATGCTTTTGTGGGGAAAAAGGCCCATGATATTAATGGATTATCTGAGGCCACATTGCAGCTATTGATTGATACTGGGCTTGTGGCATCACCAATTGATCTGTATTATTTGAAGGATCATTCTACAGAATTGTACAGATTACCTAGAATGGGAGCAAAGAAAATTGCGAATATTTTAGATTCTATTGAGTCTAGCAGGAATACTACCATAGAAAAATTTATTGTAGGATTAAATATTCCGTTAATTGGTGGTAGAGCTGCAAAGGATATTGCTAGATATGAAGAAATAAGAACCAGGGAATTAGGAATGCTATATCCATTTGAAACTTTTATTAAAGATGCTGCTTCTGATTTTAATTTTACCTGTATTGAAGGATTAGGGACGGAGCGAAATATTTCTATCCATAGATATTTTAAGGAAAATTATGATTACGTTGTTGCTTTGGCAGAACAGTTCATATTTTCGAAACTTAATAATGATAAAATATCTTCTGAAAGCGATTCATTGTCCGGAAAGAAATTCTGTATCACTGGGAAGTTACATATTTTTGCTAACCGGGATGAACTTGTGGCGGATATAGAATCAAAAGGAGGGAAAGTTGTGTCCGGAGTTACAAAGGCAACTGATTATCTAATTACCAATGATAAAAACAGTGGATCTAGTAAAAATAAGAAAGCTTCTGAGTTGAATATTCCTATTATCAGTGAAGAAGAATACAAAAACAAATTAAATTAACTTTTACTATTGACAAATGCAAATAATGGTGATATAGTTGACCTATCAAAACGAATTAGATTAACTCAATCAGAAAGGCATGAACAATGATATGTTACTATTTAAAAGGGAAAAATGGAGAGTACATCGCAAGAGATCCAACAGGAAGAATCAAATTAGTATCTGATCTTGGTGATGCACTCTTGGTTCCTGAAATTGAAAAGAAAAAGATTAAGGCAATTCAAGCAAATAATATTCCAGACGTATTAAAAAAATTTGGACCATATGAAATTTGTGAAACCGATTATAATGGAGTTGAAGCAATTACGACAGATGATATAGTTGGTGAAATTATCGGTAGTATAAATGAATTTTCAAGTAAGATGAATGAAATTACTGATTATTCAAAAGAACTTAATTCTATTATTTCATATACTGATTTACAAATTTCAGACATTTTGCATTATATTGAATTTCATAAGTTTTCTGCGGCAGAAGGATATAAATTATGCAAAAAGTTGCAAGAGATTTGTGATAGACGAAGAGAAGCCAAAAATAAAATACAAATTATAAACACGATAAAACATCAATCGTGTGCAAGTGTTTTATCTGGAAATGCTACTAAAATAATAGAAAAAATTGTACCAGATAAAAAATATACTCCAAGAGTATTTGATGAATTGTTCAAAAAGAATCAGTCTCGAATAAGAAAAGAAAAATCAGTGAAAATAAAAATTTAATTAAACAATAAGGAGATAAAAATATGTTTAGAGATTTTGTAAAGGCAATCCAGAAAAATTTACAGCAGATGTCTAAAGATTCTTCAAGATTATTCACAGTAAATGTGGACACCGAGGAGCTTTATAATTTATATCTGGATTCGTTTCCGGCAGGTACAAATGAAATTTACAGAGAAAGAAGAGAATATGACTGTAGTTGCTGTAGACATTTTATCAGAGACGTTGGCAACGTCGTATCTATTAAAAATGGTGAGTTACATACCATTTGGGGAATTAATCCAGTATCAGATGATAAATATAATGTAGTCACAGCTGCGCTTGATGCCTATGTAAAACAGAAAGCGGTATTAGGGGTATTCCTCAAAAAAGAGAAACGAATTGGTACTCCTGAAAATAGAGAAATGCTCCCGACAGGAAAAATTAATAAATACGAGCATTTCTTCGTAGATCTGCCAGAAATTTGTATCTTTAAGGAATGTTATGGACATACACTTGAAGGTGATTTAAGTCAATTCAGAGATGTCCGTAATGTATTTAAACGTTCTCTTGATGAAATTAGTAAAGAAGCTGTAGATACTGTACTTGAACTGATTGCTCAAAATTCTTTATATAAAGGTGCCGAATGGAAAAAGCAACTTACTGAATTTAAGAATTATCAGAAAGAATATGGAAAGCTTACGGATGAACAGAAAGAACTTTGGATCTGGGAAAAGTCAATTGCTGCAGGTGCCGTTATTGGCAAGATTCGTAACCATAGCATAGGAACATTGCTGGTGAATATTTCCGAAGGAATGGATCTTGACCTTGCCGTTAGAAAATATGAGCAGATTGTAGCCCCTGTAAATTATAAACGTCCAAAGGCAATTTTTACAAAGAAGATGCTTGAAAATGCAAAGAAGACTATTACAGAACTTGGTTATATGGATTCATTACAGAGAAGATTTGCGACATTGGATGATATCACAGTAAACAATATACTTTTCTCCAATAAAGATGCAGCAAAGAGAATTACCGGTGCTATGGATTTGTTTGACGAAATGGAACAGGATGTTGCAATTGATCCAAAACGATTTTCTAAGGTAGAGGAAATAAGTGCAGAAGATTTCATTAAGAATGTTTTGCCAGTGGCAAAGGAACTGGAAGTATACCTGGAGAATAAACATATTCAAAATATGGTATCTTTGATTGCTCCAGAAGTTGCTGATGCGAAAACAATGTTCAAATGGAACAATGGAATGTCTTGGGCGTATACCGGTAATATTACAGATTCAGATATTAAAGAGAATGTAAAAGCCGCCGGTGGTTCAGTTACAGGTATTATAAGATTCTCTATTCAATGGAATGATGGAAACGGTAAGGATAATTCAGATCTTGATGCTCATTGCCTCGAACCACAAGGCGGAGATCATATTTATTTTAGTCATAAAATATCAAGATATACTGGTGGTGAATTAGATATTGATATTACCGATCCAATATATCAATGTAAATCAAATGGTGGAGTAGCAGTTGAAAACATCACATATCCATCAAAAGAAAGAATGAAACCTGGTACATATAAATTCTATGTTAATCAGTATTCATTCAGAAATTCTCAGGGATTTAAAGCTGAGATTGAAGTAAATGGAGAAATTCATTCTTACGAATATAATACTCCAGTACGTGGCGATGTAGATGTTGCAGAAGTAATTCTTGATCAGGCAGGTAATTTTAAAATTGTGGACAAACTTCCAGGAAATTGTTCTATGATCAGTAAAGATGTATGGGGAATTAAAACTCTGCAGTTTACACCGGTATCTGTTGTATGCTACTCACCAAATTACTGGGATGAACAGAAGGGAATTGGTCATCAGCACTTATTCTTTATGCTGAAGGACTGCATCAATCCAGAAGAGCCGAATGGATATTATAATGAATTCTTGAAACCGGAACTTGAGCAGCACCGAAGAGTATTTGAAGCGCTTGGAGCAAAAGCACATGTAAAAGATGTTGATGATCAGCTTTCAGGAGTAGGATTTTCACTTACAAAGAGAAATGATCTAATTATTAAAGTAAAAGGCGCTACAGAGCGAGTATTAAAAATCAAATTCTAATACAATTTAATTAAACAAAGAAGGGAGAAAGTTATGAAATTTAAAGAAGCATTTGAAGAAATGAAATCTGGAATTCCAGTAAAACTTCCGTCATGGGCGGGTTATTGGTGGTGGGATGAAGAATCCCAGACAATCCTTATGTACACAAAAGATGGCGGCTGTCTGGATATAAGAGAAACACAGAATGTGGAGTATACGCTTCAGAATATTCTTTCCGATGAGTGGGTTTATGCGGATAGTCGGAACTGCCCAATACTTGGTGGAGAAGTAACATTCTCATTCGGAGAAGCGATTAAGTACCTGAAAAGAGGATTTAAAGTGACACGTAAAGGCTGGAACGGTAAGAAACAGTATATTCAGCTTGCGACTGGGATTTCTTATAAGACTGCCGATAATGAGATTGTAAATTGTGAGCATGACGCAATCGGAAATAAAGCCATCGCTTTTGTTGGAACATCTGGCGTACAGATGGGATGGCTTGCTACCCAGTCTGATATGCTCGCAGAAGACTGGATGTTTGTTAAATAAAATTATATGTATTGGAGGAATAAAAACATGGAACTTACAAATATTTTTGAGGCGGCAACAAGATATAAATACAGATTCCCGTTCAAAGGAATGATTTCAGTAGAGGATTTATGGGATCTGAAATTGCAGGATTTGGATTCAGTATTTAAACTGCTGAATAAAGAGAAAAAACAGAGTGATGAAGAAAGTCTGTTACAGGTTAAATCTGAAGCAGACCAGGCGCTGGAAAATAAAATTCAGATTGTGAAATTCGTTGTACAGGTAAAACAGGCAGAAGCTGCAGAGAGACTTGCTGCGAAAGATAAGAAAGAGCGTAATCAGAAGATTATGAGAATCATTGAGAGAAAGCAGAACGAAGCTCTGGAAGGCAAGAGTCTCGAAGAATTGACAGCCATGTTAGAGGAGTAATATATGGGAATACTCGGAGATATTGCGGCATTTCTGTTTATGGTGATTGTGATATTGATTTTACTACTAATTTTGTGTTTTATATGTGCTGCGGTATTAGCTGTAATTGTAGAAGCTATATACGAGGAAACCGGAAAATTAGAAGCTTTGTATAATATTTTACGTCATCTTCTTTAAGGGAAATAAA